AGGTGGTGAAGCAGGTCATTCCATAACCTGCTTTCAACCACTTCACCTTTAGAGTTTTTGACATGACCAATAATTGAACAACTATTACTCATATCTTATAAACTAACATGCTTTCATTGGATTACCATTTTCATCAAGAACCACAACACCATCTACTCTACAAGCTTGTCTAAGCTCTTCTACAGAAGCTTTCAAATCAGCCTCTTCAGTATTACTTAAAGCAGCCTTAAGAGCATTTGCTGTATAAAGTTCTCCTTGGCTATCCCTAATACCTGCTTTCTCATAGGCTTTGCTCATTTCTTCTGCTATTTCATCTATAACAGCTTCTCTATCAAAGCCTTCTACAGTAGGCTCCCTCTCTTCAGAACTTTCTGATGTTGAACCTTCTTCAAAAGTTTCAGATACTTCTGTATCCTCTACTATATCTGAAGAAATATTATCACCAAAATACTGTAGAGATTGACCTTTAGTACCAAGCTTATCTACCTTATGATATGTCATTACAGAAGTTTTTGTTTCATCAAAACTATCTGCCATATAAACAACTTGACCTTGACCAGTATTAATCTTAATCATAGGAACAAACTGTCTTGACTTAGCCATCTTATTCTCTTTTAGAATGAAGTACTTACCATTTTCTTTATCAATCTTTGACAAATCTAAGGTAAATTCATTTCTAGCAACACCAGCCTGAATAGCAAGTGGCTTGAGAATATCTAGAACAGTTTTACTCTTAGCATTTAAACCAAATCTCTTATTATCCAAGTGATTAAGCATATACTGTCTAGCAAATGTTTCAGCATTGATGTTGAACTTATCTTCCATTATTTCATTCATAAAGTCTACATAGCTTCTATCACCCTCAGTAGTTGGTACTTTAATTATCTCTTTAACTTCAGTAGGAGCAAGGTTCATAAAAGCTTTAGGGCTAAAATTAAAACCTAACTTATAGAAGTTATATAAGAACAAGTCAGTGGCAATCTGTGAAGTCTCAGGATTTCTTGCTAAGTCTGCCCAACTTTCTCTAATTTCATCCTTCATATAAGGAGCTAATCCTCCAATACCTTGGATATTAATACTAATTTCATCAGTATTTTCACCAGTAGCAGGATTCTTAACTTCTTTAACTTCAGGAAGCATATAAGCAAAGATAGGCATAGACTTCATTTGAGGATTAACCTCTAAGTGATTAAGCAAATCTTTTGCAAACCATTTAGTGTAATACTCTCTTGTAGTCATTAAACCATGCTGAGTTTGCTTAGGAAGAGAACCATTAAATTCACTTCTTTCTTGGTTACTTAGCAAATAGACCATCATATCACTATGAATACTATTTATAGTATCAGCATCAAGACTTCCATAATTGACAAGTTCATTTAGAGTATTTCTAGCATTAACATAAGCCCTCTTATTATAAGGAAAATATCTGCTTAGAAGCTCTAACGACTTTCTATTAGCATCAAACATAGCCTGCTCATAAGCAAATGGATTTCCCATCATAGTATCAAGGTAATCTGAATTACTCATAGTAGTAAGACTGTTATCATTCATAATAGGAGAGTCAAGATTGTCTGTTACTTCCATCTCAACATGACTTGCTTCAGTACCAACTTCACTAAGATACTTTTGAACTTTAAGCTGCTGAGCATAAAGGTCACCAAATGTAGAGCCAACTGCATTAGATGCAGTAAACTTTGTTGATATTACAAATTTAGATACATCATTAGCAACTGCTGAAATATCATTGAACAAATCAAGAACTTCAAGCTGTTCAGTAGCAAATGCATTGCTGTCCATAACATTACTACCTTTCTCTCTAAGAACTCTATCATTCAAAATATTCTTAGCAAGTTTATCCATAAAGAAATGTTCAGGATTTAAAGGCTCCTTTCTACTTCTAACAGATGCACCTTGATTCTTATATTTCTCTCGTATCTCTCTGATAGCAGTATCAATTCCTACACTATTATTAAAGCTATACTCACATACTTCTTTAATAATAGGCTGATTAAACAGCATACCAATTTCAGTAGTAGTATAACCAATTCTAGCAAGAACTGCACCTGCATCAGCAGTAAGAGTATTAAGATTCATAAAGTTAAGAACAGGGTCTTTTACAGCATCTACAGAAGCAGCCAGAAATTCAGCTACATTCAAGTCTACATCAACTCCCTTAGGAGCATGAAGGAAGTCACTAAATCTACCATCACCATAACTATGACCAGCAAATTCAATAGGCTTAGAAATCTTGAAAGACTTCATAAGACTAGCAAAAGCATGATTAGTATTTTGGTTAGCAAATATACCAATAAGCTTACCTGCTACTTGATTCTGCTGATTATAAGTGATAATAGTCATAGGGTCAGAAGGGTCATAATTAGGCTCTGGGTCACTGGATTTATCCTTAGCTCTATTATTAAGAGCTTCCCAATTAACCTTCTTATTATCATCTATAATACCTTTAGTATTACCATATAGTAACTCTCTCATGATTCTAGCAGACTTAGAAGCATTAGCAAAACCACCTGGAGTAGTTCTTTGCTTCATAGTCTCTGGGTCCATCAATCTTTGTTGAATAAGAGTGATAAGCATATTATTTCTAGCAGCCCTAGTATTCTCAAGTGGAGACTTGTTAAAGTCATACTCTTCAAAATCTATAAGCTTAGAAGTATCATCTGAGAATACAGCAGAAAGCAGTGCATCAGTAGATTCATCTGTAGATTGCTTTTTTAATGCTTTATATTCTCTTCTCATAAAGTAGAGCTTATCAACATCAAAGTCAAAACCTGCAATAGTAGTTCCTTGAGCTGGTACTTTAATAGTGCCTCCTGCTGTCTTTTGACTAAACCTCTTAACTCTAAGATTAAGCATTGAATAGTCTCTCTCAGTTGGGATTCTATATGCTAGAAGACTTGTAGAACCAGGAAATCTATGTTCAAGTAATGAAATCTTCTTACCTTCAGATTCAATCATCTTAAGAGTTCCATCAGGATTACAATACTCATTGAAATCAAGATGTACTTCTTTTTTCTCTCCTGTAGTGCTATCAGTTATGGTATAAGATATATCAAATGGAATTTCACATTCTGCATAAAGAATATTTCCCTTACCATCTGTTACATACTGTAAATCTCCATCTTCTTCATAGCCTTTAATACCCATTGCAGAAACTTGAACAGCAGAACCTCCTTTGATTTGTTGCTTATTAACAATTTTCTTGAACATACTAAAAGCCATAGCAGCAGCATCATGCTCCAAACCACCTTCAAACAAAGGCATAGCAAACTTACCATCATCAACAGCATAGGCTAGAACATTGTCCATAGATTCTCTACTGTTGTTAATAACACCTTGAATCAGCTTCTCACTAAGTTTATTAGCATCTGAGATACCATCCTTAAAGTTATCAAATGATTCCAAAATGTTGGCAACTATTAATCCATTATAGAATGATACTAGATTTCTACCATTGAGTTTAACTCTACCATGATTTCCACCAAGATTTACAGTACCATCACCACCAATATAGTTCATATAATGATAGTCATCCATCATAATATTTGCCATAATAAGCTTTCTAACCTGTGTACCAAAGAGCTGAGAGCTATTAATATGCTCAGGAACATTAGTCTGTATTCTATAATCACCATAGCTTAATTGATGAACATAAGCTTTACTTAGAGCTTCACCTAGACTCTTGGCATCAGAAGCTTTTGAAATATCAGTAGAACCAAATCCACCAACCTTAACAATCTTAGTAGAACCAACTAGGTCTACATTATTATTATCCATCCAATAAGCCATATCTCTAAGCTTGCTACCTTCAGGTAAGAGTTCAGGAATTAATACTGCCTCAGCATACTTATGTTGAACTGGAATAATAACTTTATCCTTGTCATTAAGGGCAATCTTTTCATGAGTAAACATATAAGGTTTAATAGGCTGAAATACTACTGCCATAGATGCTATTTCAGCAAGTTTTTCTGAAGGAATAGACTTTCCATTATAATCAACTTTAAGCTGTTCAATAGCTTCATATACTTTTTGCATTTCTTCAGTCCATTGTCCTGCCATACCCATTACTTTCCTATATGACCTAAGGGTTCTATAACCTTGTCCATCAGTTAAAGTATTCTTTTTGTATGCTTTGTATACATCAGAATCTTTTCCATGAACAGCAGCAATAGCTTCCATAAATTCAGGATTTGATTGTTCTGCATCTACATTAATATCGTCAAAATAAACACATCTTTCAATACCATCCTCAGAGAATTTCTTACCATTCTTATCAATAGCCATAAGGTCAAGAACAGAACCAGGAGCATGAATCTCTTTATATCTCTTCTGAAGGTCTTTAGTGCCTTTATAGAATGAAGTATCAATAGTCATAAGTTGAAGCTGATTAATAGTAGCAAACTTAACATTGTTATAAAACTCTGCAAGTTTCTCATCCAAGTTTTCAGATGTAACACCTTCTCCTAGGTAAGTATATCTTTCAACTTCTACTTGTTTATTATTCCTATCTATCTCCTTTACTTTTACAGTTTCAAGAAGACCTAAGTTACCTAATTGCTTCTTAAAATTTATAAGAGCATCAGATAAGTATGCAGATATAGCCTTCTTAACTTCTGTTTCAGTAGGTCTATCACTAAGCATACTAGAATACTTTCCTACTGTACCATCAAATGCCTTGTAATCCTTATTAAGGAAACCAAGAATACTAAATGTATCTTCACTGCCAGAGAAGTTTTCTACTTTACTATAGTTTCTAGAGTCAAGCCATTCATTAGTAGCTTTAACTAACTCTTGTCTTCTTCTTTCCTGTTCATAAGCATTATAGAGACCATCCATAATCTCTTCATTGCTATATCTCTTAGCTCTAATATATTTGCTTACACCACTATCACCAAGAATGAATACAGGATATAATGCAGTATCAGCTTTATTACTAAGTTCTTTGTCACTTCTGAACTCTGTAAGCATATCAATCATGTGCTGTTTGCTAGTAAAATTCTCAAAACTTGTATCAGAGGTTCCTAAGAATCTTAGATAATCAAATTGAGCAGCAAATGTATCTTCCAGGCTTACATTAACAGGGGTATCACAGCACTTAAGCAATTCTTCAAGCCACTTATTTAATACCTTACCATTGTAATAGAAGAAAGGAGAATCAAGATACTCATTAGTAATAAAAGACCTGAGACCAGCTTTGTCATTTGCTTTAACATAGCTTTGAATCTCATCAAACTTATCACCCATAAAAGATGAATTTACATTAGAGAAAAGAGTAATATTGTTACCCTTGCTATCCTTATGTCTTACTCTAGACTCAAGTCTTAAGCCTTCTCTATTCTTGGTAATTATTTCATGTATCTTTCTGATTTTCTCCTCAAAGACACCCTCTTTTCTAGAGTTCTGACCTTTAGCTCTAACTAATGACTTATATGAAATCTTTTCACCAGCTTCAAGTCTCTTCAACTGATTCTCTGATACACCATATTGAGCTAATTCTTGAAGAGCATTAGTAACTTTTCTAAGGTCTTTAGAATGATTCATTATCTCATCTAGAGTGTCAGCATCTACCTCTACTCCAAGAGATTCTAAACTAGTTCTAAGGAACTCTCTTCTTTCAATAAGAGAGCCACCTCTAGAATAGAACTTATTTCGCTTAAAGATGTCTTCTTTAGACTGAGCAAGCCACTCATTTATCTGACTTAGAGTATTCTTTAAGTTAGATACATTGACATTTCCTTTGGTATCAAATACAGAAGTTTTCTCATTAAGAGGCTTTCCAAGTATAATTCTAGACATGAAGGAACCTCCTAACAAATCTTCAACTCTATTAAGGAGTTTAGTCTTATACTTTCTAAGACCTTTCCTAGAAGCTTCTTTATCTTCAACAAGAATAGAATAAGGCTGGAAATTCTTTTTAAGGTCTACAAAGAATTGTGTTCTAAGTTGAGGATTCTTTGTTAAAGCATCTAAAATTGGAATCATCCATACAGATTTAGCCTGTCCAGTTCTAGGGTTTCTAAAAGCTTTCATCATTTGGTCTTCTGAAGTAACACCTCTCAGTAATTCTGATAGAGCTTGATGTACTTTAACAGGGTCTAATGTCTGTGTAAATCCAAGGTCATCTCTTTTAGGTTGAGGTTTTTGCACTACTCTACCATCAGCAGTAGTTACATCTGCTATTTCCATAATAGGTAAAGAGCTAAGAAGTCTTCTAACATCTTTACCAACTTTGCCAAAAGAAGATTCCAAACCATTAGAAGTTTGATAACTTTCTCTAACAGATTCACTTGGGTCAAATAACTGAGAGAGGTCATTATCTCCATAATTAAGTTCGTCTGTTTCATCAGCAAATTCTATCTTATTACCTAATTTAATCCCCTCAGTATCTCTAAGTTTCATTCTAGCAAATGATGTTAGGGCAGACCAATTAGAGAGAACTTGGTTGAACTTTGCAGCTTTCTCCATGTCACCTTTAGCTCTGAACATAGACTGCATCTGCATTATCTGATTATAGACCTTTTCAAATAAATTGAACTCTCCAACCTTTGTATCAATAATAGCTCTTCTACTAAGCTGTGGATTATTTCTTTGGATTTCATCTACAACAGCAGAGAACATAGCAGCAATCATATTTACCCTATTAAAGCGTTCTTCTGCTGTAAATGTTTTTCTCAAACGCTTATAGCTTGGAGCTAAATTATTACCAATACTTTTAATTTCAGCTTGATGTCCAATTTTAATCTCCTGTCTGAATTTAGCAATAGTTAGTGCAGCCTTATCAAGATTAGTTGTATCTAGAGGACCATCCTGATTAACCTCATCATACATACCTCTAAGAGTTGCAACTCTGAATGGATTGAACTTATCACTAGCATTACCTCTCCATCCTAATTTAGCTGCTAATACATCATCTATTCCCTTTTGTGGGATATAACAAAAATTTGCCATATAGTATAATTAAAATTTTAGTGCAAAGTTAATTAAATTTGCTCAGTCTACCAAATAAATAAGAGCAAAAGTTGATTGTTTTAAGGAAAAATAAGGGAAGAGTATAAGCTCTTCCCTTAATAATTAGTCTACAATATACTTAGTACCATTGTAGATAAGCTAGGAGATAGTGTTAATATTAACAAGTCTCTCTCCTGTTTCTTTGTCTGTTCTAGTGATGTCCATGTCCATACATCTGTACTTACCATCTCTAGATACAAACTGCATTTTATATCCTCTAAGGATTCTATCTTTACCTTCAATATAGTCCTTTATAGGATTGTTCTGAATGAACTCAAGAGCTATCACCAAAATCCCTCTTACTGTGCATGTCACAGTAATCACCAAATGCTACTATACTAATCTTCAATTTAGGATTAGCTGCAAATAGCTTTGGTATTAAGTCTATAACATGCTTTTTCACTGCCTCAATGTAAGAACACATAGAACCTGTAGTATCAAATGCTATAACCATGTCAAGCATTCCATTTGATGCAGTAGTGCTTTCTTTTACTTTGGGTTTAATTAATTCTGTTCTCATTTAATAAACTTTTCTAAGTTGGACATAAATCTTTTGGTCTCTTCCTGAGTAATACTAATCTCCTTTATCTGAGCATTAATAGACTCAATCTGAGACTGCTTTGTTTCAATCTCTTTCTGCATTTCATCATTCAATGCAGATGCCTGATTGTGTGCAGTCTGGAACATATCTTTTACACTGCTAAGTCTCTCTGCAAATGTAGCCTTTGCTACATTAGTTTTACTGAAAATTGCCATATTCTTTTTAATTAAATTTGTTTTTATTATTACATTGATATACTATCAGGATAATACAATAAAGTTCCCATAGAGTTCTTATGAACATCTACATCAGGAAAATTACTACTAAACTCTTTAAGATTAAATGGTTTTACAAGTAAGTGGCAACCCTGTTTTGTTGGTATAATACCAGTAAGATATAATTCTTCCCTAGTACTACAGAATGGTAATATAGGGTCTAACTCAAAATAATTATCAAACCATTCTAAGAGTGGCTCCTTTATTTCCATATTATCAACATCTACAATCCATACATGATTCTTTGAAGTTAATGCTCCTGCTGCACTATTAAGAGTCTTTCTTGGATTCTGAATATTACCCTCACATACTAATGAAGCAAGCTTTACTAACATAAGTTTCTGTAGTTTTTCAAAGCTCTTTGGACTTATATTAATATAGGCTCTTGCTCCATAATGTTCACAAAGGAGAATTATCTCAGGCATTATTTTCCTAAGATGTTTTTCATCCCTTATGAAATAAGTTTTAATAGCTCCTTCCTTTACCTTTTCATCCTTATGGTCTTTTGCTCTACATACTATTTGCATGTGGCAAAATACCATTGGATTATGCTTTGGTAGTAAAGGAGCTATTAGTTCTAGATTATTGATTAACATAACCAAGCTCTTTAAACTTTTCTTGTAATGGAATAGCAATCTCTCTCGCCATAGGATGTGCATCATTAGCACATCTTCTATAGAAGAAGTTAGACCAAGCATCTTCAAAACCACATGAAATCAGTTCTGATTTAACTGATAAAGGAAGTACATCCCTAGCTTGTTGAGGTGATAAATACTCTTGTACCATAATTAGATAAGTTTCTTCAGCTCCACACATTGCATAGAACCATTCAGAATCCATCCAACTATCATGTCCCCACATAGGTGGAAATTTATGGTCTTTAGTATAAGTACCTTCTTCAATTGTATCTACCCAATTAGGGATAATAAAAGTAAGTTCATTATCAAACTTATCTTTATAATAATTGCAATATCTAGTACTCTCAGCAAGATGACTTAAACTTACATGAGTTCTAAATTCATCCATTATTCCTCTAGAAAGAACCATGTGAACTGTATATCTACTAGGATAATAACAATTGTCCTGCTCTGTAAAATACTCAGCTATATAAGGACATTTCTTTATAATTTGAAGATAATGTCTATAGTTAGTTGTTATATAGGTATACTCTGGAAGTTTTTTGTATTTAATCCATGTAGGATTGTATAATTTACAATCTACTAGGTCCTGCAAAAACTTCTTAAATAGCATTTCAGAGTCTATCCTAAGATGTACAGTACCAAACTCAAGTGGTCTAGCATGGTCTCTTTTATCAAGCATATTTACAAACTTCTCATAGGAATCATCTGTAATTTTATCTTCAGATTTATAACATACTCTACCACATCTTTCAATGAACTTTTTAATACCTATAAGACTGAAATCCTTCTGTTCAAGAATCTCAAAACTTTGCTTAATTAGCTTCATATTCCTTAATCTTACTATTAATAACTTCTGACTTTACAATGCCATGCCAAGTCTCTACTACTTCTTCTTTGTCATTAAGAAGTAGAATAGTAGGAAGACTTTTAACATTGTACTTGTCAGCTACTTCAGGATTCTCCATTACATCAATGTCCTCAACAGGAGCATCAATAGGATGGTCCTTAAACTCCTTTGCTACAACTTTACATTGTCCACAGCAAGGAGAATAAAACTTCATTACTTTCATTTTCTGTAACTATCTAGTTGTTTATTTAAAGCATCCATTAATGCCTGAAAACACTTGCTTACTTCAGGATTTACAACCTTTGCTTCTATAGTCATAGCACTATTGTTATAAGTCATTTTCATATTAGCAATAGGTTTAGCAAAGTGTTTATAGATTATATTAAATTTCTCCTTATTTGGCATATTATCAAAACTCTTCGATATAATCAGCATTTGGAAATGTCATATAAACATCATCCCATGCAGCATCTCTTTCATGCTCATCATTTTCATCATAATGGTTACTATAGGTTTCCCTATGTCCATCTTTAAAGTGAATTACAAATGTCATATTATTCCTCCAAATTTACTGCAAAATCATCTTCAACCCAATCATTAAACTCTCCTACACTATTAGGAAGAGTTACTTGGTCCCTAACTGCTTGCTCTAAGTCACACTCAGAATAGTCATAGTTAATACCATTATAACCATCTTCATCATAATCCTCTTCAGCAGTATAGTCAGTAACCTCTACCTCTACTGTCTTACTTAGTGTTATAGACACAGTAACCTTAATCTTTTTAGGTTCAGGGTCTATCTTGTTCCAAGGTGCTTTAGGGTCATACTCTGCCCCTGCTGGATAATATCCACTTTCACTCATACTTAAATATTATATTATTATTAGACAATTTATTACCCTTACAGCAGTCAATAATAGACTTAGGACTAGCTTTATAATAGGAAGCAGCTTCATTAATGGAATTAAAAGAGTTAAGTAAAGTACCTTCTAAGTTATAGGAACATACTTTTTTACATTTACACTTATATTTCCTACTAATCAATAATAGCCTATCTGCTATACTATCAATGTAATATAAAAATATGAACCCATTAATAGTAAATATTTGTCCTTTGCAACATTTTGATATATTAGTAGTAGGAATATTCAGAGTTTTAGAGGCATCTGAAATAGCATCCCATTGTTTTATAAAATTACCATTTATATCATATTGTTTAATTGGAATAGCATGAGAATATCGCTGATTATACTGATTGTCACACCATTCTAAATTGCACAAACAATTGTTATGTTTATTATGGTCTATGTGATTTACCTGTGGTAAATTAAGAGGATTACTTATAAAAGCTTGGGCAACCATTCTATGACAAAATAATTGTTTTGGGTTACCTCCTCCATAAGGATATAGTTTAGCTGTTAAGTAACCCTTACAGTTCACTCCGAAATGCATTAATTTCCCAAAGGGATTTCTTAATCTACCACTACTACTAATACTATAATGTTCAAATCCTACTACTGGTTTCCAAAGTTCTTTCATTTTTTTTCTGTAAAGATAATAATAATTATTTATATGTGCAATAGCCTAAGTAGATTCCTAGGATAATCATAATTATTCATTTTCTTCACCTTTTAATGTTTACATCTAAGTTATTTTCTTTAATAAGTCTACGAGCTATAACACTTTCTAGTTTATGAGGGATAGAGATATGTCTTCCCTTATCATTAACATATATAGCATGGTCACCACTATGTCTACTGTAAGAAAATCCATTCTTCTCTACTACCCTTATAAACTCTAATTGTGTGTATTGTTTCATTCTGACCACAGCTCTGACACTCTTCTAAAATCTTCTCCTTTTGGTACAGGACAATCCTTAATCCATTCCATATCTTTGACATGCCACATAGATAAGTCTATATCCTTAGGAAGAGCCTCTTTAATATTAGAGAATAGATTCAATCTCATGGACTTACCATTAAATGAATCATTATGCTTCATAATATCATTAAGAGCAATAAACTTAGGAATGTCACTTAAATTATGTGGAGTAAGTACAATACCATCAACATGCTTAATTACGAAAGTAACATTTCCTGTATCACATACTGCTGTATAGATATACAATTTAGGATTATTACCTCCTTCCTTAGCTATTGTCTTTATAGATTTAGCAAGAGTTACAACTTTATCAGGGAACAATAATGGCTCTCCTCCAGTAAACATGATTTCATCATAGTTCCATCTGTTTACTACAGGAAGCTTACTGAAATCCCAAGATTTATTACAACAAAGTGGACATTTATTAGGACAAATAGTTGTCACCAATAGTCTTAATTTCTTGTTCTCTTCCATATTACTTATAATTAGGATTGTCAGGCTGTTTAGGATTTGGATTATCTCCATATACAGCCTTAAATTTTTCAAAATCACAATACTTTATCTTGGTAATAATTCTCTCTCCATTTTTAAACCTAAGACCACAGGTAGTTCTAAGAACTAAACCCTCTGCATTAAGGTCTTTATCTTCAGAAATCTTGGACTTAAAGCCTTTCTTAACAAATTCTACAGCCTGTGGAATAGTCATATAGCCAATAAGAGGGACCATAGGCACATTGCACTTCTTGGCAATATCTTCACAATCTTCTCTTTTAAGCCACCAGTCATTAACCTTGACATCAAAAAGAATGAAATCTACACCATTACTGATATACTTTCCACCACACTTTTGAATGCCAGCACCATAGCCTTCACCATATATACATACAGTATCTTCAGGCATCAATGTAGGAAATACTTTAGCCCAATCTATCTTGAAGAAGATATTTTCAAGCTTCTTAACAAGCTTACTAGGAAGCTCTGCTCTATTAGTTCGACCCTTAATAGTTACACCATAAAGCCAAGGTTCCTCACCTTCTCCTGCTACCATAGTTACATAGATTCTGATGTTAGTGCCATCAACCTTCTCTGTACATTCCCAAAGACAATCCTTTAAATAACTAAACTCTTCACAAGTGTACTGTGAGGGAATAATAACATTCTTACCATCCCTCTTGAATAATGTATTAATTTTCTGGTATTCCATCTTCTTTTATTTTAATTAACCTGTCTGGATAAATATAATCTGTCCATACATTATTTGAAACTCTAACAACAACAACTTTCTTTGCACATAGCTTCTTTACTCTGTACAATTCTACATTGTTGCTATAAGCATAGCCAATAACCAGGTCATCAACTTCATGTTGATGACCTAGCTTATCTGAAACTACTCTATGTAATTCCTCATATTCCTTCCTTGTCATTTTCTAGTCTATTTATTTCATCATTGAGATAAAAGACAGCTTTCTTTAAGTCTTCTATTCTCTTTTGTTTGTCACTCATTCCTTCTTCAGACTTATGACCTGACCTAAGAACATACTTAATTACATTCCCTAAGTTGAAGTTCATGTGTCTAGTAATGTCAATGACCTCTATACCACATAGCTTCTTAAGCCAAGTGTAATGAGAAGGATGGTTCACTCTATCATCTGATGAGTTTTTAGTAGGTGATGAATACTTTTTGAAGTGCTTTTCAAAAAGTTTGTCATCTGCTAACCAATAATGTGTTTCATTACATTCATCTACCAAAGAGCCATCTACATCTGATTGATAAACTTTGCCCTTCCTGTAAACAGGTCTATAAACTTCTCCTTGCATATATACATTATCAGTACATATATACTTTTCTCCCTTTTTAATCATATTCTTTAATCATAATAATCCTTTTACATGTGCTGGTACACAAAATTATCACTAATGTCTCCAACAATAATCTACTTCTGGAACAGCAGGAATTGGTAATTTATGATAATACTTTGCTGCTGTTTCTTGCATTATTTTAGACACTATCTGAGGGTAAGTATCCTTTAATTCTTCAGGAAATTCAGTATTACACTCATCATGGGTAAAATTACAAAATAGTATCTTTCCCCAATAGCCATTATCTATTACCCATTTATATAAGGCAATCATGGCTTCCTTTAATACTACAGCTCCTCCACCTTGTGTAGGTAAGTTTAAGCTCATTCTATCACACCACTTAGATTTAGCTTGAAAATGAATTTTTACTTCCTTACAAACTTCATCATTAGTTCCTTTATGATATTTTTTATAGTCTTCCCAAAACTCAGAAGTATAACCAGCCTGAACTTCCTTCCAATGTTTCCAATCATACCAATATCCTCTATGTCCTGTTTGAGGAAGAATATCTATATATCCATTGTTTAGTACAAACTTAGAGCCTTTTGCTTTGAAAGCCTTTAATCCTGTCATACCATTCAATAGATTAATAACAAGTTGTCTAGCTTCTCCTACAGGAATCTTTAATTGTGGGGCTACAGCAGTACCATCAGAACCAAATTGAACTGCAAACTCTACAGGCTTAACTTTATTTCTAAGGTCAGGTCTTTTTGCTTTTATATCTTTTGTATCAATTCCTTCTAGTTCTTTTGCAAACACTGCTTTAGCATAAGCTGCATGAGTATCACCACTACCATGTAGAAATTCATCAAGAAGTTTATGCTCATTATATACATCAGCTCCTATTCTAGCCTCCATAGCACTATAATCACAGGAACAGAATAAATTTCCTTTCTCTGCAACAAAACAAGCTCTAGTTTCTTTATCATGAGGAAGCTGTTGCATATTAGGGTAAGTACATCCTTTTCCCTCTTTCTTTTGTTTGGCACTAGGATTAGTAGGAAATCCTTTCAACTTTGCTAAATCAGTATTAACTTGGTCACTTCCTGAAGACATTCTACCTGATATAGTACCAATAGCTCTATAAACTGTGTGTATTCTTCCTGTGTTAGGATTAATAGCATTAAGATGTCCTTGACCAAATGAAGTAACTACCTTGTAACTGCCACTATATCCAGGAAAATAATCATCATCATTCTCTTCTCCTTCTCCAAAATACAGTCTAAGAAATTCATCATTTATACCTTTTTGACTTTTAAGTTGCTTCTCCATTGCACTATCTTTTTCTTTTCCTGTCTTTTTGTCAATAACAAGAGTATTAAATCCAAGTATTTTAGCTACTGTAATAACTTGAGGACTTGATGACCAGTTAATTCTTACTTGAGGAACTCCTAAATCTTTATTAAATTCTTCAAATAAAGATGGTTGATTATTGACATAGATAAATTGCTCTAGCTTCTTATTTCCTTTATTATAAGCTTCTAAGAGAAATTTATTCAATGCCTCTTCTGATTGAGACAATTTTATTTTATCTTTCCTCATTTTCTCTCTCCATCTAGATTCATCAAGTTTAATTCCACACCATTCCAAGTAAGCTATAACAGGTGTAAAGTCACACTCTATTTTAGCACCTTTTATGGCATTAGGAATCTTTCTTAAATCCTTAAGCTGTGACCTCATTATTTTCTCTAGATACTTAACATCATTAGCAGCATATATTATAACATCTGTATCTAGACCTCTCCAAATAATTTGACTTCTAATCTCTTTATCAATATAAATACCTAGCCTTTTATTTGCTATAGCATCAAGAGCAAAACTAAGAGTATAAGTTATTTCACCAGTTTCTTCGTTTATATTCTTATGATATGGAAAATTATAACCTTCTCGTTTATATTCTTCTTCACTTACAGTTAATCCACTAGGATACCCTAAGTAAAGAAACTGTTCCACTATCATAGTATCATATATTCTGGTAGGATGAATATTGAAATTATACAGAAATTGTAAATCAAACTTACCATTTTGAAGAATGAGATATTTAGATTCTAGAACTTCTTTAAACAGCTTTAAAGATATTGTACTTGTATCTACTACTATTTGACAATCTAATAAATCATTACCAAATTGTATACATAGTACCCCATTTATATGAGCATCCCTACCATTAGTCTCAGTATCTACTTGAATCATAGGCATATCCCATAATAAAGATAGACATTTGTCTATACTTATTATAGAATATGCCTCATTTTCAAATAAATATTTCTGACCAGTTACTAAGTAAATCATATTTCAACTTCTATTATATAACTGTCATCAAACATACTAATAGATTTAACTACTCCAATTGGAAGTTTATCTTTCAAAGAAATCATAGGACCTCCACTAATGTCAATGAAAGTATATTTACCCTTCACTCCATCAATAGTTCCTAATCTTACATAAGAAGACTTGTGCACTAATTTATACTTAGTGTCTTCAATCTTCTCAAGATATACTTCCTCATTATATCTATTAGGTAGCTTTATTTTGTTTTCTTGCATTTTCTCTTAGAATAAGCTACAAGTTCTTTGAAATCCATAACATAGTCATATCTACTAAGGAAATCTCCACCAATAACTCCATGTATCTCAATATTAAAATCTTTCTTTATAGCTTCTAATTGCTGAACAAGTTGTTCTGTAACTATAAAATCAGAATCATAGAACTCTTTATTATATTCTAACTTAAGAATACAATGTTTATTATTGGTTAGTGTGCCACCTGCGCCCACAGTTTGAACATCCCCTTCAATATTCTCCAATTTTCCTCCTATATAGCTTACTGCTTCTGGACTTATATGAGAATATGAACTTCCTGAATCAAGCAGGAAATGCAACTTCTTCTCATTACAAACAAAGGTTATAATGGGAACATTAAGTAAGTCCATAGTCTCCTTAAATGAAATCTTCTTATAATTTTCATGGTCTTCAACTAGATTTATGAAGATTGCAATAAGGATAATTAGCAGAAATATAATTATCAGCTTAAATATCATTACTTAACTCCTGTTTTTCCATGACCACCTCTGTCTGCATTACCAAGCTTATCAACCCACTCAAACTCTATCTTACTAGAGAATAGCCACCTAAGCTTCTGCCACATGGTTGCAAACTGATTAGGTACAATTTCAAATTGACAAATCCTCTCTCCCTTATGAATGGTAGTTTTATCTACTGAATAACAATAGAATCCCCACTCATCATTATCTCCACAATACACTGTATCAATGAAGCCAGAAGAAGCCATTATAAGTCTAAGCTTCTTAGTAGTAGAACTTCTCTGCTTAACCTTAGCACTAAATCCCTTTGGCAATTGCATTGCAATTCCAAGCTTAATGAGTTTCTCATCAAACTTTACATCCCTTGTCTTAACTCCATCTTTCTGATGAAGAATACCTGCTTGAGGGGCTTCAAACTTATAGTCTGCTGCTGCTCTAAGGTCAATACAATCACCAATAGGATTTATGAAAGGAATCAAGTTACCCTTTTCATCTTTAGCCTCTGTATAGAGACCTTTTATTATCTCTTTTACTTTAATCTTCATTTTTAAAACCTTTAATAGTTGTTTTCTTTTGAACTGTAAGCAATGCTACAGCTTTATTATTTGTTGTTAATTTCTTATACCTAAATATAGGCATACCAAAAAGGGTGATAGATGTAGTTTTCACTGCATTATCACCCTCTCTGTATTCATCTGTAATGACTTTAATCATTTCCAAAACTTTGCTGTTATATCCTTAGTAAAAACCTTGTCTTGAACAACTTCTATTTCAAGAAGTACTTGATTAGTAGTTTTACAGTTAATAGGACCTCTATCTTTTATATATGGTCCTAACTTAACATAGTCAAAGTTTTCCAAGTTAATATCTTTACTTAATTCTTGCCTTCCACTATACCATCCAACTTTTAACTCTGGATAATATTCCTTAATGTCCTGTGCAATATCATCTACTTCACTTGGATTAGCATCACCTCCCATAATACAAACACAAGTTATACCTCTATTATTGTCAATAAGATTAGTTAAGTGTTGTAAATCAAGAGGTTCTCCTATATCTTCTGCAAGGTAAGGAGAATGACATCCTTCACAATGACAAGGACAATTAGATATGTTAATAGCAAGAGTTATTTCATCAGGAATTTCAGCAAAGACAACTTTACTATCTACATACTTTAGCATACTTCTAATTCTATTTTACCAGCATGGACTTTCCTGTGGCAGTTAGCACATAAACAAACACATTTTTGAATCTCTTTTAGTATAGATTCTTTACTATGATTACCATAAGAGACTTGAAAGGATTTATCATTAGGATTAACATGATGCCAATCAATACAGATTGGGTCTGCCTCTCCACAGATAATACAAGGAGTCTTTAGTGAATTTATCCACGCTTTTAACTTATCTTGTCTCACCTTAGAATAATCATCCATTCTCTTCTTATGCTTGTAATAGTATCTTTTTCCCGCACAGGATGAGCAGATGTGTTTATAATAATATGTGCCATCGGGCTTCTTTCTAATCTTTCTGAATAGACTCAAGTCTTTCTCCTTACCACATACTGTACATACTCTTGTTTCACCAATTAACTCCATTACTATAATGCCTCTTAGATGCTTCTATTTGTCTATCTTTGCCAAAGCTCTTCACTGGTCTTAAATATCCTATAACCCTTGTGTATTGGGTGATGTTCTTGCTATGACACTTAGGACATTCTGTTATAGGATGCTTAGTAATATAACCACAATCTTCACACTTACTATTTGGTATATTAAAAGTAAAGTAGTTAGTACCTTCTTTAACTGCAAATTCAATTAACTTAAGATACTGCTCCTTACTCAAATGGTCTTCAAGATTAATATGACAAGCTGAGCCTCCGTCACAATACTGTGCTGTCTGCCTTCCATGCAGAATCATCTTATCTAGTACTGAAGTATCATCATGGGCATCAAAGAAATATGAGTTATAAAGATTCTCATCTTCGGGAACAATATAACCGTCCTTTTTATCCCATCTATAATTCTTACCACCAAGAGACTCAGCAGGAACTACCTCAGAATTAAACAAGAAAGGTCTCTTACTATCATGTATAGAGTGCTTCTTATTTTCTTCCTTAATAGTGCCAAGAATCAACTGTAAGAACTTAATATATTCAGGATTATTAGATACCTTAAGACCTAAGAATCTAGCTGCTTCATTCAAGCCATTGATACCAATGGTACTATATAACTTGTTCATGTGTATATAGCCACCATTACAAGCTGCAAACATACCTTTCTCTTCTTGTTCATAGAGCATTGTCTTGAATGCAATATGATACTTATATACTCTTTCAAGAATACTTTTAAGATATTTTTTGAAGATATTGATATTTAAGATAACTTTTTGTTCTTTTGGAAGATTTCTTATATGTTCTACTACTGCCTTTCTTTCTTCAGTATAGTCAAAAGGAGTAACTGAATCTATAAAAGGAAATTCCTCTTCTGGTGTATTCCAATATTTTCTGTAAAAATCCTGTACAATCCTATTAATGTTAAGAGTGATAACATTACATGAACCAGTCATTACACCAGTAAGACCTGATGTAGGAGAGAAAGTATTCTCTGTAAGTTCATTTCTCAATCTACAGCATGATGCAAGACTATCAGCACTATCTGAAATATAAGTAAAGAATGAATGTCCCTCTGCATACATTTCTGCACAGAAGTCTTTATATTCCTTATCTATAATATCCTTGCCATTATGTACCATTGCTAGAGTTTCAACAGGGAAGGTCAAAATCTGCTTAGTTCTAAGTTTATTAAAGAACTTCATAAACATCTTCTGAAGAACATTAATTGCAGCCCATTCAGGCTTAGTTCCATCAGGGTAGTAAAACTCTCCAAACAATGAACTAAAGTATGTATGGTCATAATAAGACACATTTGTAAATGGACTCTGATATGACCTATTACCAGCAGGTTGATTAATTCCATAGACAAATTGCTTGAAGGCTTTCTCTATGAAATCTCTGACTGTTCTTTGAACCTTACAATGAGAATTTGTTACAATACAATCAAGCTTTTCATACCACTTATCTCCAAATTCTGCAATAATGTAATAGTTTAGAGCAATAAAATATTCTCCAAAGGCTACTGCACCTTTACATTGAGAAGAAAGTAAGAAAGTAAGATTAGTTATTTGTCCACTAAATGATTGCAAATCATTAGGAGGAGATGGTGTAACACCATCTATATTACCTACACCTTCTGTCATAAGTGGGTAGAGAGTATCTGCTTGACAATAGAACTTTAAAGTAGGTACACTAGCTTCATCATTAGGATAGATTATATGGTTCTCAACATCTACTTCATACTGTTTTGCTACCTCTGGATAAAGAACATTAAGTTCATCCTTCATCCTCTGTCTCTGAATAATTCTATTCTTTGTCTTATAAACTTCTCCATCAAGATTGGCAACATTTTTCTGAGTTACATTAGCATTAGGGTCAGTCTCTGAAGAACTAGCAGCATTATCATCAGAATCTGCATAGTTAGACATATAATCAATCCTTTCTCTAATGAACCTAGACTCTTCATGTTTGTTTCTATAGATAATATAAGCCTTTGCTACATCATAAGGTGCTAAATCCATAAGAATCTTCTCTACTTCTGTCTGTATAGTAGCAACTCCTACTGTACTAGCTTCTGCATGATAAGAAGGAATATATGTTAGTTCCTTCAAAACTTCTTCATCAGGCTCTTTACCTTGAGAAGCATAAGCCTTCTTGACAGCATTGATTATTTTATTCAAATCAAACTCTTCAAGTTGGCTTGCTTTGCCTTTCTTTGTCCTTTTTAATACTTTCATATTTTATTAATCCAATCTTCAAGTTGATTAGGACTTACCTTACTTATACCATCTGGAACAGTAGGTTTATCCTTTAGATAATGTGACAATTCCTCACCTATTTTAAATGGGTCTCTAAGAATTATCTTTGTAATCTTGCCAAGTGTTAAGTCTCCCATAGCTTCAGTTGACCTAAAGTTCCATACAAGTGGTGTTAGAGTTTTTTTATTTGCTACTATGAACTTATAAGGAGCTAATTTGAAATCCTTAAAATAAGGGTCTCTATCCATATTATCTCTAATTATTCTCCAATATAATCTAGCTTGAATATCATAACGCCACTCTAAGAAACTTTTATAGAAATCCCACTCTGTTTTAGAACTAGTCTTCAAATCTACAGGGACAACTAATTTTTTATCATGAAATACAATTATCTCATCAGCCATGCATCTGTATTCAATGCCATTGAAAGTTGCTTTGAACTTCAACTGATAAAACCTTTGTGTACTATCATCAAACATATTGTCTGGTTCAAAGTAGAACTTGGTTGCATCAGAAGTCTTAAGTCTATCTACAGTATTTTGAACATCATTATAAGTCTGAGTACTGATAATTTTCTTTTCACCAGCTAAATATAATAGACCATAGTATCCAGCACAATCTTCTTTAATCTTCTTAACTCTTGTCTTAGGCAACCAATGGTTATTCCACTGTATATCTTCAATAGATATTATAATATCATCATCAGGAATATCCTTTAGTGCATGATATTTATCCTTGAAGTCATTAAACAGTTTCTTAACAATGATAACAAGAGTATCTGAAAGACTATTATCAAGCTCTGCTACCATAAATAGTTGATTAAACTCTTCCTCATTACCAGTGATAAGAGTATCAACACAAGAGCCAAAAGTAAGAGAAGGAGTCTCTATCCTATCAAATAGTTTGTCTAGGTTATTAAATCCTTCTCTTTCATAGCGTGCTAAAGTACTATATGACAAGGCAGGGTCTGCCCTATAAGTAGGCTCATCTACTTGCCAAGATATGTCTCTTAAGCTTTTTCTTTCCATTAAAATTCCTCTTCTAAGTCATTAGAAATATCAGATAAATCCAAGTAAGAGGTATATTCTCTTACATCAAGAGTTAGCTGCTCTAACTGACCTCTATCCACATTTAACCATTTATCTTTATGTACATCTTTGTAATCATCTCTTTTCTTCATAATAAGACAAGATTCTACTATTTCACGAAGACTCTCGAATTGTCTATTTTTTAAGAATTGATTACATAGTTCTACATCTTTAGGTGGTAGACACTGTAGATTCTGTTGAATCCTTTGATAAAGTTGGTTCATACTTCTTGATTATTTCTATAGCTTGAAGTAGCTGTTTCTTAGTGTATATCTCAAAGTATATTGAGTGCCTTTTAGTCTTGATAAACCAATCATCTAGGTATTTTCTAAACAACTTCTTCTTTATGTAGAAGACATCATTCTCTATACCCTTAGCTTCAATATATACATCTAATTTACCATACCTAAAGTAGAAGTCTGGTGTATATCTAATACCAACAATTTTACCTGTCTTTAGTACCAACATTCTATTTTTTACAGTGTCACCACCTTCAATTCTCTTAGCTTGCTGAGTATCTGTCTCTTTATCATAGAATGGAGTTAAAGGAGTAAATCCACCCCATAATTCAAAGGTTTTAGGTTCATATTGTGGATTAAATCCCTGCTCTACAAGAGTATTATAAACACTCTTTTCAAGCTGGGATTTAAAGGTTAGATTACCAGACTTGCACTCTGTGGCATTTCTGACTTTCTTATTACTCTTAGGCATTACTGAAAATTGACTTGAGGTGCTCTCTGATAAGGCTGCAAGCAATCTTAGCATCCTCAATACTTCTGAAAGCAGGGAATGCCTTATAGTTCTTTACAGTCTTCTTGTTGATTTCATGAATCCTTCCATCCTGAGGAGAAATAGCATAAATCTTCTCACTCTTATTAATGTGGTCAGCATACTTCATATCAAGCTCAATGGCAATCTCTCTCAACACCATCTGAGTTGCAGCCCAAGGATTAGCAAGGTGGAGAGTAGCAAGAATATTCAAGAGTTTCTCCTCCTTCCAATTAGTTTTCTTAGCAAGGCTCTTGATAGCATTATTCCAAATCTTATCAATGCCTATATCTCCAACTACCTTTACTTTACCATCCTTAATAAGCTTATCCATAAGCTCTGGGGTAACAATAGTAATTCCTTTGTAGATTAGAGAATTACTTATATTTTTTACAATAAGGACTTTATCATCAAAATTAATCTCTTTGCCACTATTGGCTACAATAAACTTCTTCATTTTTTCTTTGTATTTAATTAAACTTTTCTTCTTTAAACCACTCTATTCTTTCTCCATAAAGGTCATAGAGTATTTTATTTATATCCTTCCATATATGGTAAGGCATCTTTTTATTTATCCTTGCAAAGTATGCAGGATGTTCAATCTTGAGCACATAATTGTTCTTATTGATATAAGGCTCTAATATCTGAGCTTGACTACCAAATAAAACATAGATAATTCCTGGATTAATCATTGACATCTGCTTTAAGAAAGCAATCATAAAGGGTCTCCATTTCATCATGTGAACACCTATTTTACCAACCTCTGTAGTCAATGCTGAATTAATCATAAGAATACCTTGTTTAGCCCAACTCTCTAAAGTGGGGTCAAAGGTAATAAAATTATGTGGAATCTCAAAATTTATAACTGATTCTTTTATTACTTGTAAGGAAGGAGATAATTTATTTTCTGGAGTATCAGATGAATTACCAAATAGAACTCCTTGAGCCACACCTCTTTGAGGGTATGGGTCTTGGCCCACAAAAATAACTCTACATTTATTATAAGGACATAGTTTAAATGCCTTAAATACATCTTTTATATTAGGGCATAGAGTTTCTTTATTGACTGTTCTTAACCAACCCATTATCTTCATAGTTTCATTTCTATCTAGTACTTTCATCCAATCTCCAAAATATTCATCTATTGTCATAGTTCCCTACATACAATACACTCCTTGGCAATCTCAAGAAGCTTGTCTTGTATGCTTTCAACTGTAGTTCCAGGTATCTTAGGAATATTAATCTTATAAGTAGAATCTTCCTTTGTTCCCATAGTACCTTCATAGATTACTTTAGTAACATAACTACAGTCAAAGCCATCTTCTACATTTAATGGAATAACATTTGATGTTTCATCATAATGTATAATATCCATAGGAAGATAAGCACAAGTTCTAAGCTTTCCATAATTATCATAAGGAGGAACAGCAACTACATCAGCAGGATTAATAAGACAGGCTAGTCCAGTATCACCATAGTAATTCTTCTTTAGCCATCCTCTACCTCCAATATGAAGTCCTGTACTACAAGTATTCTCTTGTACAGTATCACACTTATCTCTATCCATAGTAACCATCTCACCAATTCTAATCTTGAAAGTATGAGAGTGGTGGTCAGTAAATACATTCTCCTCCTTTGTTTTATCTACATTTCTATAGCCAACAAAGAAACCACATCTTGAAATGGTCATACCATACTTCTGCAAGAACCAGAATAGATTCTTCCTACATCTTTCATCAGGATTAAGTGACATGAGAGTCCAGAAGTTTCTATAAGTAGAAATCTTCAACTCATTATGCTCTTCCTCAGCCTTTATAATAGCTTTTACAAGCTCTTCAGGCACAGAAAGACAAGACACTTCTTCCCAATAAACAACATCACCTCTCATACTGAGGAGTTCAGACTTTTGTATCTTCTCAACTAGAGTTAAAGCATTGTTATGTAACTCTACGCTCTTTTGATACTCTGGGCATAGAAGTTTCAATACTTCTTCATCTGTTTGAGCTTTAACAACTTTCTTGAACTCATCTTCAGTAATCTCTTTCTCTATAATTTCTCCATTCTCAAGAAAGACAGTGACTTTGTTGTCAACCTTAATTACTTTCTGCATAATACTCTTAAAAGTTTGTTGTTCTTTACTTTGTCATATATTTTAGGATTAATCCTATAAGTTTTACTTTTAACTATAACTGCTGCCATGAGTAAACCCTTTAAAGGTTCTTCTCCATTAATCTTAAGTCCCACTTCCCTACTAAGATTATTGTATGCCTCAATATGATTCTTAAACTTCTCACAGATTACCTTAACATAAGGGTCTATCTTTGTGCATTTACTTGCAACTTCCATATAAGTTTTATTTCCATAATATCTATAATAGAAATCAATTATGTCTTTAAACTTACTCTTCAATGGCAGAGGAACAGTGTTCAGCATTTCAAAACTACTAAAGTTAGTTGGTACAATTATACCCTTAAAAGACTCAATTATTGTATGAAGCTTAATTATAATAGGGTCTTCTTTCAACACCCAGTCTTTATCAACCAAGAATGTTGGCTTAAGCTCATAAAAAGCATCTATTATCTCTTTTCTAGCTCTAATAAATAAAAATCCTCTAGCTTCTGCAATACTGTACCAACTATCTGATTCCTTCATATCAGCAAGTATAACACCCTTCTTCAGCCTCTTTATATACTCTATACAGCAGTCAATGTTCTTAAAGTAGTTTCTTTCTCTATACTCAGGGGTCATCTGAATATATAGTATGAAGTCTTTAATCCTAGCTACAGGTACTTTATTAGACTTTAACTCCTCCTTATAAGCTAAGAACCCAGCATTTGTGTCTAAGTTTATAACTCTTACTTTAGACCTAATGTAATCATACATATAGCCTATAAGTATATCTTTAAATGGAGAAAGCTTCAAGTCTCTGATATTATCTTCTATATAACTTGTAAACTGAGCTTTGTCAAAGCTAGTAATTATAGTATAGTTGGCATAGTTCTCTTGTAACCAAGACTTAGCTGCTGCTGTTAATCTATGACTATCAATTAAGATAATTGAATCCTCTCCCATTTTTGTTCTATCTTCCGCCCTATATGGAACTTTATTCTGATAGAATTTATCATTATAGAATAGTCCCTTAAAGTTAGGAAGTTCCATGTCAAAGAATAAACTAAGGAAGCCTTTACACTCCCTAAGAACTTTAGAACCTCTAAATGTTAGAGTACTAGAATTAACAATAGGGCAATAACCACTAACCCCATAAGGGTATCCTTTGATAAGAGAGTAAGAGTCATCCAAAGGATTATAACATATTCTATTTGATGTTGCTCTATAATATTCATAAAGATTGTCATAGTCCTTATTAAACTTATTACTTATCATGGCATCAAGCTCAGCCTTAGCTGCCATAATCCTGTCTTCTATTTTGCTTATTGTATCACTTGAATAAATGATACTCTCTCTATTAGGAGTAATACTTATTTCTCCAACATTGAACTTAATTACAATTCCTGAAGATTCTATATTTCTTAAGAAGTCATTTGATGCACTAGATAAAAGTCTAGCGTTATAAGGATAAAGTACATTACCTAAAAGAATCTTAGTATCTATAGGCTCTGAAGCTACAGCGAAATTATTGAATCTTTTAAACTTAGTGTTATTTATTTTATTATCAATACCATCAACATAAACATTAGGAAAGAAAACTATATACTTTAAGGCTTTCCTATATGGGTCTATATTATATATGTTCTTGATAGTTACTTCAACACCATTCTTTTCCTCTGTTGGCTTCTCCATTACTAAGTTAGTGGTAATTGTATTTCCACTCTTAACCATAACATAGAGAAATGCTGTACCTTCATAATAAGAAGTTATATATACTGTATTAGTACAAGCTAAACTTGAATACTTTCCAATACCAAAACCTCCAATGAACTCATTACTTTCTCTCTTAGTACTACTTCCAATATTGCAATAGACTTCTTGGAATCTCTCTGGGCTAAGCCCTGTACCAAAGTCTCTAATAGTTACTTCCCAACCATCATTACCTTTCTTAAATCTGATAATAACAGGAGTATCTGTTGTTCCTGCTTCTACATGGCTATCCCAAGCATTACTAACAATCTCTCTAATGAATGATTGCTCTGGGTCAGAATATAAGTTAGATGACAATAATGTGGTAATAAACTCAAGATTCTTTGGGTCTATTGAGGTCTTAAATTCTCGGATGTCTCCTAAAACTTTTATATTACCTTTATCTGCATTTATTATCATATCTTAGTGAAATAAAAAAGGTGAGTAGGACTTAAATCCCACTCACCTAGTACTTTGTTAAGAGTTGATATATGCAATCTCTGAGTCAAGAAGAATATGTTTCTTCTTCAAGACTTCAATGAGCTTATCACCCTTGCTTTTACCACAACCACCCTTTACTTCTTCTGTAATTAGAGTTTTAGCTGTGTGCTTTGCAATAATAGCTTCAAGCTCTGTGTTGCCTACTCTAGTATAGTTATCACCATACTTCTTTTTAATCTCCTCTTGAAGGTTAAGCTCCTTAACCTTTGCATAAAGTTCTTTTCTACTCATTTGAATAAACTTAAAATTGTTTGTTTGAACTGTTCCTTATTACCTAGAACCTTATATAGGTCACTGATGTCCTTACCACCCTTGAATTGAGGAATTACCACATTAATGAAACCTGTTTTATTGGCTAAATGAACTCCATCCTTTAAGCCAGCTTCATCATTATCAAGACAGATGTAGATTTTGTTAAATCTTCTTTTTAGTTCATTAATAGCAGTATCACTCATTCCATAGCCTTCACCTTGAATGGCAAGAGATGGAATACCTGTATTAGCCCATAGACATAAAGCATCTTTTAAGGATGAACATATACATATTTTATCTCCTTCCTTAGGTACTTTTGTCCATAGACTAATAACAGACCTATCATGTCTATTTGACCATTTGAAACCATTTTTGTTAAATGGTTGATATATTTTCAATGTAGTTCTTCCTTCTTTAAATTCTACATAAGCATAGGCATATTTATCAGCTCCAAAAGCATAGCTCTTATTGTCCTTGATAACTATCTTATGTGATATAGGATATACATCTGCATATTTCAACCATTTTAATGATATTCCATAAGAACCCCAGTACTCTAAGTCATAATCTCGCCATTCTCTTACCTTACATTGAAGGTCAATTTGAGTGTTTATCTTACAATGTCTTGTCTCAAAACTACCAACACCAACCTTAGTACCATAGGACTTATCACCTAAATCATTGTATACTCTAGCAGCTGCTTCAGCAACACTACAGTCCCACATTTTGGTTAATAAAGTCCATATAGTACCTGACTCTCCAGTACTGAAATCTCTATAATTAACTTCAGTACCTTTAGGACAGTATAAAGCAAAAGAAGGCTTAGTATCTTGCCTTAGTGGACTATGTATTAAGCTAGGAATAGACTTAATATTTAAGTAGTAAGCAGCAATATCAGCTTGAGTTAAGTTACTCAAGTTTAAATAAGGTTCTTTTGACTTGCTGCCTTTACCTATCATAATCTACTATGCAAATGGGTCAGTTGCATCCTCTGAAGGACCATCAAATGGCATATCACCTGATGGTGCAGCCTCAGGAGCAGCAGAGAAGTTAGTAGGAGTTACAGAATACTCATGCACTGTCTCAGCAGAATACTCTGTGTTAAGTACCTTATTGTTCTCAGCAGCATAAGATGCATCTGCCTGCAACATCTTGTCAAGGCTGTTATAGTTTGTAGAGGCATTGCTCATAAACTTCTTAGTATATACAGACTGGAACAGCTTACCAGAGTTTGCATCTGTTCTTACACCAAGACAAACCTTTACCTTATTGTTAGGCTGGAATCCAAGAATCTCCTTAATCTCTGAGAAATCACCCTTGAAGAGCTTCTCAAATGATTCTACTTCAAGCCTACACTCACATTCCTCAGGCTTAACATCATTGTTAGGGACCATGCATTTTTCATCATTGTCCCACTTGGTAACACTAGGAATACACAAGAATGCCTTGATGAAAGCAGTAAGGTCTTCCTCACCAACAAAAGCAATTCTATAATCATTGCTAATGTCAGCCTTCTTACCATTGCTGTATGTAGGAATCTCCTTGGCAGAAATCTCTGCTTCTGTTGCCCAAGCAAACCTACCATACTTATCTACCACCTGATACTTACCAGACTTAGCACCAAACTGCTTCTGATTAGTAACAAAGAGAGGCATGGTTACAAGAGGCATCTCAAAACCAATCTTCTCTACATCAGGCTGCATTACTACACTGATTCTTACATTCTTATAAGAGTTACCCTCGGCATCCTCTTTATCCTGTACATAAACAGGAGCTTCCTCCAAGGTAGTATTAAAGAGCTTCTCATGCTCTGCCTTGTTAGGATTTACTGCCTTAACAAACACTGGACAAACACCAATGTATCTCTTAAACTCTTGAGCCTCCTTTGAGGCATTTCCTTTACTAATTGCCATAATTTATATTCTATTTAGTTGTTTGTTATTAGAGTGTTTCTGTTGCTTTTGTGGTCTCCTCACTTGACTCTTCCACATCACTTGCTGTAGGCTCTTCAACATTAGCAGGAGCCTCTTCATTAGTTACAGGAGGAACAATAGTATCAGGATAGATAAACTCAAATGTAACCTTCTTGATGATGTTACCATTCTTATCTACTTGGTCAGTAGGAGTCACTACCTTCTTGATAATGTCCTCTGTGTGATAACCAGTCATAGCTACAGTAGGAGCATCAGTAAGTTCAATCTGCTGATTGACAATTGCCAACTCCTCCTCAATCTTAGCCTTCTTCTCTTCCAACTTGTTCTTCTGCTTGAGGAAACCCTCAACATTCTGAGCTGTTCTCTTCATTCTTGCCAGCTCAAACTTTGTAAATTCTTTATTTGCCATTGTTTATAATGATTGATTGTTAATAAATATCTTTGAAGTATCAAACTTCACTTCATTCTTTTCATTAGATTCTGCTACTAGAATCTTCTTACCTCTAAGGTGAATAGGTCTAGCCTCCCTAATGGTATTATCACCACCCTCAAAGGAAATATAAGTCTTGTTGCCATCCCTATAAAGATAGCCAACTGCATCTGCTTCTCCACAGATAATATCACCAGTCTTACCTGCCAAGTCTACTGCCATCTCTGACATCTCTTCTCCATTCTTTTTGCATTATCTTCACATAGTCACGCAACTGACTATGCAGTTCTCTTATGAACTTCTCTATGTCTCCATAGAAGTTGAGACTATATCTTCACCTTCAGCTTTACCTGTTAAGGGACTCCCACTTCCATCACCATTAGCTTGTGATGTACTTCCTTTCGGAATAGTCGTTGAACTTTTTATGCTATGATTATAAATTTGAGATACTTTATTAAGAAAGATATCTTTTGCTAACACATTTTTCATTAAATTACAAGTGTTACAGCAAGGAACACAATTATCTATGGAATAGCCCTTAGATGAATCTATTCTATCTATTCCATTAACTAGTTCAAAATCATCTCTATAAGAAACAGATTGATGTCTTGAAGGCTTTTCACCACAATAATGACACTTATCTTTTATAAGAGTTTTGAACTCCTCTTCTGATAAGTTCCATTCAATATGTCTTTGTTTTGCTCCACTTCTATAAAAGCAATACATCTTATATTCTAGCACATTTAATGGTTTTCCAAATCTGTTTTTCCTACAATTAGAACATTGTATTGTGTTCAAGTTTTCTTTAATAATAGAAGCTCTTCTAGAGAATATTGTTCCACACTTTTTACATTGTATGAAGTAATACTTATGTTTTTTATTTTCCTTACTTCTTTTTTCATCAAACCCTATAACTTTATATGTAGGGGTTTCAATGTTTAGCATGAACTCTTTTTCCCTTTGTATATTTTCTAATCTAGTCATAACTTAGTTGCTGATTTTCTTAATTCATGTGCAAAGTTACATTAAATCTTTTACATGAGCAATAGATTAAGTACTTTATTTATATTAAGATGTTCCAGCAATTCAAGAGTTTTATTCTTCTGCACATTTCTATGCAGCCAGACCAAATTTAATCTGCTTATCTTTTACATGACAAACAAGAATTAGAGTTTCACAGAGAGGTTTAAACATATCAACAAGCTGTCTAATAGCCTTTCTCATATAGAGCCATCCTGCACCATTAGCAAGCTGTCTTACATCAGCTTTAGGGTCAACCATAGGTTTGCCTGTCTTAGGGTCTTTTACTGTCATGTTCTTAGCATCTGTAATATAACCCCAGCCAGCTCCCATTGGGGTAGCTCTGTACAATTCAGCTGCAAGAGCAACTGACATTTCCTCCAATCTAGTTGCATTGTCAATGGTAATATACTTGTAAGGTGCTTTATGAAGCTCCTTACCCTTAGCTATAATGGCATTTCTGATTTCCTGCATGTCTTTAGCAGTTCTTGCTTGTACTTTCATTACAGCTAGTGCTCTATAACCATCCTCCAAATCAATGATAAGATTGTCATCAATAGCTGCTACAAAAGAACTCTTACCTGACTTAGGCTTACCAAAAATGACCATAAGCTTTGGATTGTAGTTTTCCACTACACTCCTTTCTGTTGGTAATTGAATCATTGTGTATAAATTTATTTATTCTTGTGAACATAAAAGCTAACAATGTCACCTTAGACATCTTTGCCTTCTTCTTTCTTTCTAGTACTTCATATACCCTCTGCATACCTGCATAATCATCTGGCTTAGGCAGTTCTTTGAAGAAAGAAACTGCACCATCAAAGTATAGAGGACATATATTGCCATTAGCTCCATAGTCTCTATCCTCAATGATTTCCATAAACCTAATATGATTTCTAAACTTGGTAATATCATACTTCTCATACTCAGTAAGACCATACTTGAATGGACTATAAAGTCCTATCACCATATTAGCATCCCTAGTGGTAGTCTTACAATCTGCAAGACCATCAGAAGATGGTTTAATCCTATTGAGTTTAAAGTTTTCAATACCTTCTTGAGCTTGAGCTTGATGCTGAATACATACAATAGTGAAATTGAGTTGGTCTCTAAGAGTAATGAAGTACTTTGACATCTTTTCTACAGTCTCCATCTTCTTCATTCCACTCTCAGTAGACAAGTTAGAAGTATTATCAAGTATTGCTATCCTATATTCTTCAGAATCATCAGAAGTATATGGATTAACTGGGTCTACAATCTTTCTTTTAGATATAGTACCATCAAGTTCCTTAACATCTACTTCTTTAAAATTAAGATGACCATGACTCAAAGCATAGTCTCTGCATTTCTTATTGATACCTGTAGGATTTTTCTCACTATCAATATATTCTACCATTTCTTCAAACTTCTTGATATATCTTTGATACTTTTCAGAATCAAGTTTATCAAGTATTTCTTGAGGTACAGGATGGTCTTTGTCTGTACTTTCCAGTTCTGTTGGGGATACTTCTATCCTATCTAATCTATAAAGTAAATGACATAGAAACTCAGTATATTTCTTCCTTGGACTTTCCTCAAGACAGAAATAAAGTATCTTTACTCTTACTTCAGGATGCTCCATTATAAAGAATAGAGTTTCATAAACATAGACAAAATCACAGAACTTAGTCTTTCCTACTTTCTGATTAGCAGTACATATTATATACTTTCCCATTTGAGTTCCAGGTAAGAATACTTTAAACCTAGGAAATGGAAATGGTATACAATTATATAAACCACTTAAAGCTCTTTGTCTCTTGTTCAGTAGGAAGGACTTAACACTATCATAATAACTCATACCATTGTAGACATCCAATCATCCTTTAAATTCTTTTCATCCTTGGCATTTTCAATAAATGCAGCAAGGTCTGAAACTTCTTCAATGTAACCTTCTCCCTCAGAATTAACTTTTCTTGCATCTTTCCAAATAAAGTATTTCAACACTCTCATGTATTGATACCTTCCATTATGAGAACTAACATAATTTTTAGCAGCTTCAATCATCTGCTCATCAGTATATTTATCCCCATAAAGTTTAAAGAATTTAGCTAATCTAAGGGTATTATCTCGTAAATTACCTTTCCAATATTGACTTGTTCCTTCCTTCTTTCCAACAGGAAAAACTTCCATTAGAGATTTTGCAAGGTTCTCAAGTCTTTTATTGTCAGGTACTGATTTATCAGCAGATAGGAGTGCCTTATCAGAAAGGTCACTCCATCTTTGGGTTACTAGAAGATTTGTTCCTAAAAGAGTGTGCTCTTCAACAAGTATCTGCTTCTCTTTCATTTGTTTTAACAGAGTCTCTATATTTACTCCAGTTTTAACCAAAGTAATCATTAAGACTTCTGGAAGAGAAAGTTTTACCTTTTTACAAGCATCCTCATCTATAGTTATTTTCATATCTTAATTTCTTTGTAATTATTAATTACAGTAACAAGCTTAGGATTATAATTCTCAAGCATCTTATTAGCTAACTCTTCATCTCTTGTACCTACAAAATAAGGAACAATAAGAACAGGGTTCTCATGCCTAAGTAATCTACCCATCCTTTGCTTCACAATAGTGTCAGAGCTATTCAAGTTAGCATAAATACCAACTTGACAATTTACAAGATTCATTCCTTCATTGAGCATATTACAAGCAGTAATATGGTCTATCTCACCTTTATTAAAGGCTTCAAGATATTCCACAGACTTCTTATTCTTACTGTTAATACAGTATTCTCCAAGCATCTCTGTCTGCTCAATACTGTTACAGAAGATTAATGTTCTATACTCACTAAGGTATAACAAGATTTGTTGTACATAAGGAGTCTTCTTGTCACTCAGCCACTTTAATCTATCACCACATAGTCTAAGCCATCTGTTTTTGGCTATTTCATTTCTTGACCTTAAGTACCTTTTCTTCCAGTACTCAATCTGATTATCCAAGTCAGTGATATATTGCTTTTGAGTACAATAAATCTTAACTGGATTAGTCTTTTGTTTCATATAGCCCCACCTCATAGCCCAAGAAGATTCTATTAATTTTCCTTTGGCTTTAGGATTCTTCCAAATAGCTTCTGTTGGTAAGTCAGCTCTAAGGTTTAATGGTAACATATATACTATTGGGTCTGGTAGAATATCATCATCTATGACATCCCTCAAGTCCTTCTTATATGATGTTAAATCATCAAATACCTCAATTAGTTCATCCTTGAGCTTATTACTTACTGTTGCTGACAAAAGTATACTATGCTTTATGTCAAAGTAACATAAAGCTTCTCTACATCTTTCTGATAAGTGATGACACTCATCAAATATAGCACAATCATACTTTCCTGCATATTTAGGAAGAGAAACATAAGTAGTCATAGTAATCTCCATATTACAGTTTGACCACCACTTCTTAATTTCATCAGCCCAATTCTGCTTATGAACATTTCTATTCACTACAAGCAACAGAGTCTTACCTCCTAATGATTTAACTTTTTCTAGAGCTAACCTAGACTTTCCTGTACCAGTGGCTAATTCAAGTAGCCAATTATTTCCTTCAAGCGAAAGAATCTCCTTCAATATATCTTCTCTTGTCATCTTTTCTATTTTTTACAATTTCTTTTAACAATCTTGTATAACTCTTTCCTTCTGCATAGTTTATTTCTTCAAGAAAAGCATAGTAGTTATTCGGAGGTTGATATTTCTTTTGAATCCACTCCTTATAAGCTACAACACTTTCAGTCCAATGCTTGAATTTACAATACCTCTTTTCTTTACTATTATAAATACCAAAGAGATTATTATATTTCAAACATGCCTTAGATTTAAAATGCCCTGTTTCAAGAATAGCTTGAGCATAGACAATATCCTTATGCTTTAAACCATAATAAGACAAAGCCTCCTCCAGACCTTCTTTAGGGGTCTGAGAGAAGAACTTTGGTTGCTCATTAATAATGGTATCAGCTACCTCTATAACAGGGACAGTTTCAACCTTTGGCTGTTGAGAAACTATACTCTTAACTTGTAAGAGTAATACAATTACTACACTCCATGGCACTACTGTAACTGCTACAATGAGTGCTTTCAACCATTTATTTTTCATATCTTTATTGAAAAGAATTTATCCTTGAATCTCCAATATGTGTACCAAGTACCCACATAACATCCATCAGGATTTGAGTAGTACTTTAACCATATAATCCAAAATGCAACGACCTCTACTATATTAACAATTGGTATAATACTAGTAAGCAGCATGATAAGTACTATCCATAATGGAATACCTATCTTTTTAGCCTCTTCCCAGTCAAAGTAGGTGTCACCTTTTGTTGTGAATGTATAAGTATGCTTTAGTACATATATTTGAATTATGAAGGATATTAAACCAATAATTATAACCCAAGCCATAGTTACTCAATACCTTTGAACAATGTAGGTAAACTACCATATACAGGAAGCTTACCATCCCACTTCTCAATCCACTGCTGCTTAAGAATCAATGGTGTCAAAGCCTGTGTTCTAAGCTTATTAGCCTCTGCTTCAGCTTGTGCTGCAACTACCTTCTTCTCTGCCTCTGCCTTAACTACAGCCAATTCATTCTGAGCCTTCTGAGCTTTTTGTATCGCAGCATTCTTTGCATTTACTGCATCAACAATAGACTGAGGGTATTTCAATCCTGAAGTAAGTTGTTCTAGCTGAAAATTCTCCTTGAGCAATGCCTTAGATAAATGTGCTTCAATAGCCTTTTCTACCATATCTCTGTTAGATACAATCTCATCAGTAGTATACTTATTAAGCTGAATCCTAAATGCATCCTTTACATAGTTAAAGAGAGTTCCATTAATAACATCAGCAAGTTCCTTCCTATACTTCTTAAATACTTGAGGTGACTTACCATCAGCAATCTTCAATGAAATAGTAGGGTCAATACTGAACTCTGAACCATCCTTTGCATTAATTGTGAAAGCAGGATAATCTACTGTCTGGACATAAGTAGGATACTCATAAACTTGCTCAGTGAATGGATTATACCATACTGCACCAGTAACCAAAGATACATCATCTACACCCTTTTCAGAGCCATAGAGGTTTACCTTAATACCCTCACAACCTGCATCTACTCTCTCATAACCACATGAGGACATATTCAACATGGTAAACAATGCCATAAGGCACATAATTACTTTACTCTTCATTTTCTTTTGTTTTAATGAATTTAATTATTATTTCTACACCTATCCATATAGCTACTATTAACAATACAATTCCTGCAATGTTAGCAGCTGTGTTACTCATGGTGAGTAATTGAGTAACAGCATTTAGTACTATGAATAAACCTAGCACTAAACATATTACCTTGATAATGAATTTTCTCATATTATTAATACCAATACCAAATAGACCTAGCCACCATCTTCCTCATAGATACATGACCTTCTAAGGTCTTCCATAACTTTTTGTGTCTAAAATACTTAAACTTTGCTTTTTCACCGTTTTTACCTCCTATTATCTTATATCTATATCTTTTACTTATAGTTTTCCTTATAGGATATTTGCTAAGATACTTATGGGGAATTTTGTACTTCTTTCCTTTACTCATATTACAAATAGTTGTATGTAATTTCTTACTACTATAGGCTTATCAGGATAGTTTGGCTTATGGCTGTTATACCATAATAGAACCCTATGCCTTTTACCTTGTACTATTATATCTATTGATGGTTCATATTTATTAATAAGGACCATCACGTATATTATGAGTATTATTACAATCCATATCTTCATAATTACATTATTATGTACAAAAAGAAGAGTTAAGTAGGATTTATATCCTACAAAACTCTATTGGCTTAGTCGTCAAGGATATTATAGCTAAAGTCTATAGCACCCATATCATGAGCAATGAGTTCACAATGCTTCTTGATTCTAGCATCTTCTGACATGGTATCCCATACTCTGATAAGTTTGCCTTTAACCTTAGCAATAACCTTGTCATACTTAGGACTTGTAGACTCCTCAAGCATAGCTTTATAAGCTTCTTGAGACATCTTCAATACCTGTTTTGCAGGAATTGACTTTCTTGTCCTAAATGTAATAACCTCAGGACTTTTGTCCTTCTTTGATTTGTAACTCTTGAAGAGCACCTTATGCTCTTCAGTCAACTCTTCTGGTTTGTTTTCAGCCACCTGCTGGCTTATCATAATACTTCCTGGAAGTACTAAGATAAGACTCAATTTTGGTTCTACCATAAATTAGTTAATAATGCTGTTGTCTGCATCCTTTGCTCCATTAAGGATTTCTTTCATAGCTTCAAGGAGCTTTGCTTTAGATAATGCTCTTGCAGTCTCCATAAGTGCCATAAAGTCTCTTGGAGGCATGGCAATCATCACAGAGATAATAACATTTGTTGCAAGGAAAGAGTTCTTTCCAGAGAAACTCTTAGTGAGACTTATTACATCCTTCTCATTAATATTCGCCTTTTTGTACTTTTCCTTGCACACTTCATAAGATTCCTTAAATGCTTTAAGTGCTTTTTGGATGCCTTCTTCACTGATGATAGACACCTGGTTTTCTTTGTTTGTTTCCATAACTTTGTTTATTAAAATTAATAAAATGAATAAATGTTTTCTAAAAATAGCTACTTTATTATTGATACATTAAAAGTGTATTGCATTAACCAGCTATGCTAATCATCCATCTATGACGGATAATATAGGACTCGAACCTATGAAATAATAGTATTGTAAGTAGCTGAAATTGGGAGATAGGAGGGACTCGAACCCTCATCTTCAATTTTCCAAATTAAAACAAAGTAATAGTATTGTAAGTATCTATGATACTGACTTTTATATCTTACCATTAGACGACTATCTCCATATAATTGGCACTATGTATCACTGCATTGATGGAATTGAACCATCTCTAATTGTACCCAAAACAACTGTCCTAACCAGTAGACTAAACGCAAAATTGTTATTGTAAGTGCCAAAAGTGGGGAAGGTAGGACTCGAACCTACATATTGATAGTTTATGAAATCTATTGCTTATTGATTTAGTATTGTAAGTATCTAAGATACTATTAAACCTTTTTAGCTACTTCCCCTTGTATAGTCACTATTTATATGCATGTTGGAATTGAACCAACTACTCTTAGGTTACAAATCTAATGCTCTACCAAATGAGCTAATGCTATTAGTATTGTAAGTGACTGAATATCTGTAGACACTAATATATAAAATCTATGCCATTCTTTTTATAAAAAAGTAAATAAATTTGTAAGTGTCTTGAAGTGAGTATAGGAGGTATCACTCCTCCTATACCCTTATTGATACTTATTGTTAAACATTATCCTAATTTTAAGCAAGTTATAAAATGTTGTAAGTATCACTAGATTTATGCTATTAAAGCACATTTTCTCTCACTATGTCATATCTATTACTCCTAAACAATGACTGTAAAGGAGTATAAACATCCATAATATCCATATCTTTGAAGTTGGTTAAGAACTGCTCAATCTGTGCTACATTAGCAGGAATGTAAATCATGTCCTCAATACCTTCAAATCTGTTGATGGAAGTACTTCTGAAGCCCCAACCACCATCTACATCAATAGCTACAATATATGGCTTAAATCCAAAGTATCTTTGACACTTCATCATAAAGTCATTCATTGAAGCTTCAGGAGTCCATAGGGAGTTCCACTCACCATCACTGATGATAGTCCATACAGGATAGTTCTTTAGAGCATCAAGTATCTGAGGATTCTTCTGACATTCTTTATGCAAATCATCAGGTATTCTACTAATATTAGTACCACCACCTTGGAATACTGCACTACAGAAGTTTTTGATAGATTGATAGTTCTCATAGAAGCTCTTCTTAGGGTTAACAAAAGGAGTTTGCTTTACCTTTACTGTCTCACTCCTGATGAAAGAATTTACAGAATTATTCTTCCTATCTATACAAGTATGCCAGTGACTGCCATTATTGAAGAAACCAAGTAAGTTTCTACCATCATCATCTGGGTTCTTACATAGACATACAGAAGCCAAGAATGAAGCAAAGTTAAAAGGTTTACCATTCATAGAGCCTGAATCATCTATGATTACAAGGCTGTTATAAGGAAGATTGACCTTAGTCATGAATGTTTCAAGCTTGAGTTTATCTACCTTGCCATTACAGATGTCATTATACAGCTCTTTGAAGTTAGTTGCTCCTGTATTGACCTTAGCCTGCTTTGCAACTTTCTTCAACTTGAGTTTATCCTCTTCTGTAGCTTGCCCCTGTCTAACCTTTTCTTCTAGAACTCTCTGTTCAGCTTGTTTAGACTCCTTGTATTTCTCCCATTCAGCAAGCCAAGGCTGGAACTTAGGGTATTTAGCCTTCTCAGTATCTTTAATCTTACTGTAAAGGATTCTGTTCTTAACTCTAAACCTTGCTTGTGAAGGAAGTTTGTCAAACCAATCAATGAATGACTGCTTATCAAATTCATTGATTTTACCTGTAGAGAACAATACTGACTCAAGGTCACCATTATAATCTTTTCTCCACTTCCTATATCCCTTGAAGTTAGCATAGCCTTCATTTACTTCATACTCCCAACCCATAAGTTCTGAAAGCATTATAAGTAACTTGACCTTATCTTCCATTACCTTTTTAGTTTCAGGAAGCATCTTGCTATGGTCACTTCTCTTGCTTACTCTAGGGAGTGTCAAGAATTTAGCAACAAGAGTTTTATTGAAAGGATTATTACCATTAATAACCTTATAGAGATAGTTTGCAATAACCTCTCTGTATTTTGCTTCAGCAAAGAGATTGTGTATTCTAACAACTCTAGAGCATTTAGTTTGCACTCTATTTCTAAACAACAAGTCAAAGCAAGTATATTCATTGAACAAACCTGCTTCAAGGAACTTCACAAACTGAGCTTGATGTGCATTCCACATCCAATCAAGAACTACTTGGAAACCCTCTCTATTGGCATTACCACCACTATCTCTCTTAACCCCTTTAAAGATGTTATGCTGTCTAGCTGTAATATCACCAATTGAGAAAAGCAAACTAAAGAACATTTGCCTGTGTTCTTTATTTTCTCGAACTTCTAACCAACAAGCATCAAGTAATGATGCATCAATTGTGTTGCCTACACTCTGAAAGAGTTTAAGGCAGTTTCTTAATCCATAAAAAGGATTATCGTTACTTTTATTTAACTTTACCTGTACCATTTTGCTAATGTTTTATTTTATTTTTGTAAGTAACGTAGTTAGGATGTTCTTTTCTATCTTTGAACTATATATGTCTTCCTTATACTACTAGAAAGTTTCAGTTTCACCCATTGCTGAAAGCTCTGCTTCAAGCTCCTTAATCTTATCTTCAGGTGACTTCTGAGATTCTTTAAGAGCTTTAAGTTTAGCTGTATATCATCTACATCTTTCCAAATATTATTATCTTTAACTTGTATTGCTCTTCCTTCGCTGAATGCCTTAATAATAGGCCATAGCTCTGTTGCTTTTTTACGATTCATAATTAATCCTCCAACTCTTTTTTAACTAAGCATAACTCATTTTGAAGGTGCTTAACTGTGGCTTCACTTAATTTTATTCTTTTAGTTCCTAATATCTTAGAAACATTATTGATGTGAATTATCGCTTTTTCTTTGCTCATTGCTTATCCTCCTTATAATGTAAATAATTCATTGCCACACAATATCCATAGCTTTAGCATATTTACTATATGGAATATTTTTTCCACTTTCATAATCTTCTATTATATCAAGTGCTTCGATATAAGTCATTTCTTGTTCTTTAATTTTCTTCATTACTTATTTTTTAATAATTTTACAAGATACTCAAAATCACAATAAGTATATCAAATTCTTAGTTTTATAGTGACCTCCACGACAGTATTGTGCTGAGGCTAAGAAGATATATGGGCATTAAGCCTTGACTTGTCTTTGCTCATTCTGTGTCGTGGAGGATGTATTTTACTTAGGGTCATTTGTTGTACCTAAAAGATGTTCATTACCTTCATAAGGAATACAATAGTTCCAACAAGACCAAACACAATAATGACATCCATATTTATCTATATGACTAAACAAATTTGCACGCCAATATTCTAATTTATTATCTCTAACCAATACCTTGTCAAATGGTTTTAGTTCAACCTTTGGCTTCAAGTTCACAATCTGCTTCTTCTCAGCATCCCAAGCCTTGCCTTCCTTTGCAAGAGCATCAAATAACTGCTGTTTTTCTTTATCTGTGGCATAGCGCATAGAATAGTCTTTTGGTTTTGTAAGATGAGCATCCTTTCTTATATGTAAAGAATTATCCTCAAACATTGTTACATAGCGATAAATATGTTTATCATCTTGACCCTTGTATATAAGTATATAGTGATAATCGTCAGAACTATCAATTACACATAGTATATCTCCATCCTTGAACTCAGGCTGAGTCTTTTCTATCTCCAAGGTTTCACGATTGAGTTTACCACCTAATCTTTTCTCGATGATGTTGATATAGGTCTGAGCATTATTTACATTATCTTTCTCAAACTCAATAGTTCGCTCATTAACCTCTTTATGATAATCATTGTAATATTCTTCATCATCCTGATTTTCCTTGTTGAGATAATCACAAATATAATGTTTACCTTTGAAAGTTGTATATGTATCATCATTAAAACCTTCAAAGATAACGTGTAAAGTTCTTCTTCCTTTACTCACTAGTACATCGCCCTTCTTCCAAGCAAACTTAGACCAGTCACACATTTCTTTTGAAGGGAATAATAATGGTTCTGATTCAGGATAATTATAATATCTGCCGTCACCAAAGAATATTGCTATGTCTCCACTTCCTCTATGATGTTTTATTCTTATAACATCACACTCTGCACCTAAAAGATATACATCTCCAAATAATGGGGAATATAGTTTAGTGCCTACTGGCTTATCCTTTAGGATTTCTGCTATGTTTAGTTTTGTTTCCATATTAGTCTCTATAAATTGCGTCAAGAATACATCTAAAGTTAGGATTATCTATAACAGACTTAGCATCGTCACGAGATTTAAAATAGATATTACCAAAATTAACATCAGTTGTACTGTCTACTCCATATTTATCCTCGCTGTTCTTGTAATAAATATAATACTTTGGCTCTCTATAGGTATTCCAATTAGAGATATTCCAATCAGGTTCCCAATCTCCATTGTAGTATTTAGCAATATTCATAAATCTGCTTAAAGCAACTAACTTAGAGGCATTGTTGTCATAAATAATTATACTCTTACGATGTATACATAGCTTTAAGACATCTTCAACATCTTCATAAGTAATAGTACTCTGCTTGAATTTAACTATACCCTTAGCCAAATCACTATTTTCTAAATCTATCTTCATTCCTTCAGGAATATCAATAGTTAATTGATTATTCTTTATTTCCATATTATTATTATTTATTAATTTAAAAATTACACCTGTATTATCACGTCTAAATATATAAGAACAACGCCCTAAAAAAGATTTATATTTATTACAACCACTGATTCTAAATGCACATCCTATACATCCTATACCCATGTCAACTTTTACTACTTGATAAGTTTTACCTTGATAAGTAAATATTTCTCCTACTTGCCTTTCCATATTGCTTAGTTTTAACAATTATGATATTTATCTTGTACAATCTCAAAGTCTACCATATCTGCATATTTAGCTTCAGTGATAAGCATACCAAAGTACTTTCCAAAGTGTTGAGCTATTTCTTTAGATGCACAACCAAGAAATCCTATATTAGTATAAGCAGCCCCTACACCATCAAGAGTGAAGTAACTACCTAAGCCAAGAGAACAACCACTAGAAATAGCACTACCACCAAGAACATTATAGAAAGTTCCTTCATTCTTAATCTTACCTATTATTTCCATTTTACCTGAGTTGAGTCCTTTCATATAATAGATAGAACTTTCAGTTACAAATGGATTATCAGGATAGTAAATGTAAGAGTGTTTTGGTTCTTTTGTAAGATGTAAATCTTGACCTAAGTTGAGTGCCTTTCTGATAATATTTAACTTAAACATAGCAGCAGAAGCCCTACTAGTTTCAGTTATATAGATTGCTTTGCAGTTAATAGAGTCATAATCAAGACCAAGAGTTTCACAAGCCTTCTTGAAGGTTGTAATACTCTTAAAGTTGTATGTCAATTCATCTTTGTCAAAGGCTTGAAGTGAAATCTCTTTGAGTGTTGCATTTTCACTGTTGAACCACTCTTTAGCCTTATTAAGAGTGACAGTTATATTTCTTTCTTCCATAATTTAACTTTTTCTTTTTTACCCTCTCCCTTTTACAGGTTTATATATTCATCAATGGTCAATCCCATACTCTTGTCAAGAAGAGCATGAGATTGAGCAAAGATGTATTTATTGTTCAGTATCTATTAAATCTTCTATTATTATACTGGGCATCTGGTGCAGCCCTGCTTCATATTTATGTATCTGGAAGCTTGTAATATCTAAGAGTCTTTTTATTTCCTCAAATGTAGTTATTGTGATGTAGACTACTTCATAAAATGATTCACCTAGAAAATATTCCTTAGCTCCAGTATTTCTGATTTTGAAACCTTTTCTTTTTAAGAGGTTATATATTTCTACATTTACTCCTAAGGAATTGCCCCCCCTCTAATAATCGAAACTTCATATATTTAATAACTATTTATTTAATTGTTTGTTAGTACTTTTGGCATACTCTACCAATAAATATATAAATAGGATGCCAAGAATTTGTGCAAGGATGATAGTCTATCCTTGAGAAATATTGTTCTACTTCAATCCTATCAACTTCTTGATTTTAGTCCATAGTGTATTCTTCTCTGGCTGAACAGTAGAACTTCCACTGTTCTTTCTATTCTTATAAATAGTTTTAGAACCTACTGCCAAGAAGCTTACACCCAATTTAGTTGGGTTATTTGCAGGAGCTATAACTTCATACCAACGTCTTATACAAGCTCTAGGTGTTCTACCTTCAAGCTTAGTTGCAGCATGTCTGCAAGCTTCTCTAATGTTATGAGGATTAGCTGTAATAGCTTGGACTAGAATATTATTCTCCTCATCAGTCCATCTTTTCTTTGTTACCATGCTCTTGTTTGTTTTATTATTCTTGTTTATTGTTTTTGTGCCCTTAGTAAGACTCGAACTTACATTCCAAGTTTAGGAAACTTGTGCTCTATCCATTGAACTATAAGGACAGTTGGGGCTTTTGTATCAAAGTGTGTGCCCTCTTCTATTCCTTCTTCACACTTATGGCTATAGAAGTAACTTAGCTAGCTTAGTACTTTAGATTCACCATTTCTCTTTACACTCTGAACTACTACAGAATGTCAATCAGAAAACAATGCTATTACATCTTCAAAAGTATATTCAACCTTACTTAAATCTAATGGTTTAGTAGGTTTATTAACTTTTAAAAACTCTTCATTGTATTCTCTTGCAACAACATCAACCTCTTCATCTAACAGAGAGTGATTTATTGCAAAGTAGTATAATTCTTTGATTGTCATTATTTATCATATCTATACTATTCTTTAACTAAATTAGCTTTTAACTCATTCAATTCAGTAATAGCATCACCAAGAGCATCATGAGCATTTCTATTCTCTATGGTCTTCCACTCTTTTATAATCTCCTTTGCAGTTCTAATATCTCTTGGCTGCCAGAACTTCCAAGGAGTTTCCATATTAAGATACTCACATATATCTTTAATACAGAATAGGTCCATAGAACCTTTAGTCCACACTATAGTCTCTTCTGTATTGTATCTTCTGAAGATTTTATATAGTTTATCTACTAAATCTTTATAGCTACAAACAGAATGAGTAGGTGTATTGCTTACAGGTGTATTTTTCTGTTGCATCCACCAAAGTAAGGTTTCTCCAGTAAAGGTTCTATTACAAGTGTTCCAAACATCAGGTGCTACTTGTATTAGATATTTGTCCAATACATTGAAATTTTCATCTGCTAATACTATGCCAACTTGAGTAATAGCAGCATCATTTCTTCTACCTAATGTTTCTATGTCTATTACAATATGTTTTGCTGTTTTCATAATTATTTCTTTACTACTTTGTTGATAACTAGAGTTGATATAGTTTATAACATCTTACCAAGCGTCTGTATAGAGAGATTCAATAGTTATATATTGAAAGTAATCACTACCCCAACCTTTTCTATTACATCTCATAGATGCTTCTGCTTCATGAAGCTCTTCATTAACTTCTTTATGTATAAGTTGAGCAAAGAATCTATCATCATCTCGTTCTATTGTCCATTGAGAGAACAATTCTTTGCATTTTTCCCATGTATCTACTTTAATATGAGGCTTGATGTCATTAGTAGATACAACTGTAAGAATATACAGTTTTTCTCCCTTTTCATTTGTTATTTGTCCGTACATAATTGTATTGTTTTTATTGGTTATTTATTGTTTATTTATTTTTTATTTATTTTTGAGCAGTTTACACACTTACTCAGGTGCTTGGCATCATCTGATAATATCAATATCAAAGTCACTACCATATTGTTTAACAAGTGGCTTTAGATATTTATAAAAATAAACTTCCCCAAGTTGTGTTATAAATTGTCTGAACAACTTATAAGTACGTTCTGGATGTTTTGTTGCTTCTCTGCGTCCTCAGTTAATTAATTGATGAGGATTAAGTCCTACTTTACACATTGTCATATCATCACCAACAATTGTGTATACTACAATATAATAATACTGCATAGTAAAAAGAGCGATTAACCTATACATCGTGAGGTTTTATGATTAATAGCGAGGTTTTATTTCCAAAGGTAATTTCTTAAATCCTCTGGAATTAGTTCTTCAATTTCTTTTCTGAACTTTTCATAGTACTGTTCTTTAGTAAAAGCAACAAAACCATTGTAAATATATCCAGTTCCATCATTGTCTACACAGTATACAATTTCTTGTTTATGTGTTCTTAGATTATAATGAATTTTAATACTTGTTATTTCAACTTCCTTGACCTTTTTATATCTGTCCAGAAAATTGCAATGTCCAAATCCATCTGATGTGTCCATCCAGATTTTATCTCCTATCTTAAATGGCAATTCAATAGATAAATTTAATGTATTCATATTTATTTAGTGATTTACCTTATACTATCGCGAGGTTCTTAGTTATTCGTTCTTACTTCTTGTTAAACTTATTAAGTGGGTCAATAAGGACTTGAACCTTAAACCTTCACATTATGAGTGTGCTGCTCTAACCACTTGAGCTATAGACCCTAAATGCTATTACTTCACAGTAATAGCACATCTTAAAAACAATCTTAACCTATAAAACTAAAACCTAATCTTCATCTAGTTTGAGTGCCTTGTTAAATAGATTATAACCAGACACTATCTTGTATTCTTCTTCAGTAATAGTATCAAAACAAGCTAAAATAAGCATAATATTTAATACTACTATACCAAAGAGCCAACCATAACCTTTGTCTGCAATACTATCTATACCACAAACAGAGAGTAATACTATGAGTGTTGAAATCCATAGTAATATACCCTTGAGAATTAACTTAGTACTTTTCATGATTTCTTAAAGTTTAAATTCTCTCCATACTTGTTCTTTCATCTCTTTTGAGAGGTATTGCTTGTAGTCTTTTCCAGCCTTTGCAGATTTTCTATTGATGTAGAATGCACCTTTCTTGGTAGTATAGATAGGATATTTATTACCTTTCTTATCTTTCCAAGTATAACCAGTTTGCTGCTCTTCACTCTTTGTAGTTTGAGTGGTTGTAGACTTACAAGTATTATCTTCTCTTGCTATTTTAGCATATCTTGTATGACTTAATAAAGCCTTAAACAAGCAGAAAATGAACTTTTTCATTGTTTATTTTGTTGGTTTTTACTTTCCATTATGATGTAAATTACAAGCCAAAAGATTATATTTGCACCAATGACTACTGTTGTATCTTCCATTGCTTCAGTAAAAATAGTTATGAATAATCATTTAACTTTTGCTTTTGCTTAGGAGAAAAAGGCAATAAGGTAGGGAGAGATATAGTCAATCTCTCCTACCTATTACCTTATAACTTCAAAGCATTAAGCTTCAACTCTGAAGATGTCAGACTCACCTGACTTCTCAAGAGTGAGAAGCTTAGCAGATGCCAAGTTAATAGAATCACCTACTGCCTTAGCTGAGTTCTGTGACAGTGGAATGAATGTCTGTCCACCACTTACCATAGTAAAGCAAACTGAATTGCCATACTGTGATGCTACTACTACTGCTGATGTCACTGCTGCAACTTCCTCTGGTGAGAAAGCTCGTGAAGACTTAAGATTCCACTTACCAGCATACACTCTCAATGAACTAAAGATATTAGCCATGTCATTTCACCTATGCCCTTAGGATTTATTTTGGTATCTAGCACACCTGTTGTTTGTTGAATGTTGTTTGTTGTATAACCCCAATGACCTTGGGGTTGTCAGTAGCCAAGGAGGAGTAATTAGCCAAAGAGATAAGAAATATATAATATCTTTTGGCAATGACTTACTTCGCCTTGTCAAGGGCAAAGGAGGAGTAATTAGCCTAACTTAATACACATTGCAATTAGCTTCTTGCTTCTATCTTTCTCTCACTTTTATCTCTTTGCTTTTGGCTCTTGCTTTTGCCTCCCATTCCCTTGATAAGAAAGAAAAGAACCAAAAGAAAGAATTAATCCTAACTATAACTATTATTTTCTTTATATATTTCTTTTCTTTATATTACTTTCTTTTCTTGCTTCTATCTGAGGGTTTAAAAAGAAAGGGCAAGAAGACTAATGTCTTCTCACCCTAAACTTTATCATTAAATATCTGATGGCATATCAGGTATCTCACAATACTCTACTATTATTCCTTCATACTTTAAGTCTGAATAATAGTGAACTTCTACTTCTTCTGATGTATCAAGGTCTTCATTATAACTATCTTCTATAGACCAGTTATATTCAAATGAAGCCTTAAATAGTCTCTTCTGTGCATACATTATACACTCATAGTGAGCACTATTACTACCTGTAGAATATTCTATTACATCAAGTACTACAGCTTTTATAGGGTGCTCTACATTAGGGACAGTTATTTCTACTATCTGTCCTTTCTTAATAGATTGTCCACATATTATCTTTTCCATAATTCTTTTATTTAAAAGTAGTGTGGAGTTTTATTCCCACACTACTAGTTATACATTACCATTCACCTTTCAAGGTAGCAATGAGTTCATCCTTTACATAATCAGGTACAACTACACAAGGGAAATTATCATCAAAACTCATAGGACTCTTTATAGCATGAAGGTCAAAGAAGCCTTCAGCACTAGAAGAAATAGATACAAGAGTATTTCCCTTAATAACTCCAATTTCCTCATAGCTGAGGTCAGTCTTAGTTACCTCAAGAGTATCACCCTGAAATACAACAATATCACCAGGATAATCTGCAAGTTCATTACATACAAACTCTATGAGTTCATCACAGTTATTAAGAGTTACAAGTGTAGGAAGATTAGTTTTAATCATAATAAAACACAGTCTTCACACTAGAGCAGACTGAAAGAGCTTTAAGTTGTACAATGTAAGCAGTTTAATGACATGCTTAGGTCATGACATTTTAGATAGTAATTCTATAAATGTCAGCTTCACCACTCTTCTCAAGAGTAGTGAGTTTAGCCTTAGTAAGGTCTATAATCTCACCAGTAGCACAGTTAGAGTTCTGGTCAAGTGGAATATAGGTTAATCCACCTGATACCATAGTGAACTGAACTGAGTTACCATACTGTGAGGGAACTACAACAGCCTGAGAGACCTGTGAAATTTCTTCAGCAGTGAAGTTTCTAGTCTCTTTAACAGACCACTTACCAGCATAAACACGAAGATTACTAAAAATGTTCATAATAAAAGAGCAGTTTACCTATACACCGCAAGGTTTTAAATTAATATTAAGTCAAGAAAATAGGAGGATTAATTAGCCCAAAGGAGAGAATCTAGTTTAGCTCTAGAATCATAATACTCATAAGGGTCAAAAGCATCAACCCAATCATACTGATTGTCCAATGTGTCCAACAGCTCTTCAGTAGCTTTATTATAAGCATCATAGGCTTTAATAAGTTTTGTTTTGTGCTGAAGATTGTTGTAGTTGGCAACTTGGAGGTCATTTGGTTGACCTACCTTAAGACCTGCTACAAATGCTACTATAGCAGCAAGTGAGCAAAGAAGAATTATCTTCTTCATAATTAGTTTTTATTCAAGAATGAAGGAGGAATAATTAGCTCCATAGTCTAGACTAGGGGGACTATCCCAATCAAAGAAAGAGGAGGGGTGGTTAGCTGGTATTATCAACCACTTCCATAAATACCAAACTTCAAAAAAAAATTTCAGAAAATTTTTCTCAAAGTACATCTAAATATAAATAATTTACTTATAGTATGAAAAAAGTTAATGAAAAATTTGGTAGTTTCAAATATTATTTATACCTTTGCATCCAGTTAATGAACAATGCCTCTTAGTGTAATGGTTAGCACACAAGTTTTTGGCACTTATAGTAGGGGTTCAAATCCTCTAGAGGCAACTAGAAAGTTAGTTGTTTGTTTGTTGTTTATATTGATTAACCTCCTTAATCTGTGAAGATGGAAGAGGTATATAGAGCTATCATCTAGTGGTAAGGATGCAAGGTTTTCAACCTTGTCACAGGGGTTCAAATCCCCTTGGCTCTACTATATATAGGCTATGTGGTGTAATGGTTTGCATATCACACTGTCAATGTGAAGGATAGGGTTCAATTCCCTCATAGTCTGCAATGGAGGTTTAAGCCTAATTGGTAAGGCAGTAGTCTTGAAAACCACTAGTAATCATGTAATAGTGATGTGCAAGTTCGAGTCTTGTAGCCTCCTCAATGGAGAGTAAATTCTAGAGGTCTAGGAACCAATCTGCTAAATTGTGTGCTCATTAATGAGTGTATTTCGAGTATACTGCTCTCCACTTTAATATAGTAGTAATGCAATAGGTAGCATACTGCATTTGGGATGCAGCAGTTATGGGTTCAAGTCCCATCTACTATACTATTCTGCAACCACATTAGAGAGGAGTGGAATCAACTATACTGCACCTATAAATATATAGTGCAGTATGAGATTGAGTAAAGGATGCGAAGCCACGAAGAACCACATGGTGAATAGTTTAGTAGCAAGAACACTTTAATGTAAAGGTTTTGAATGGATGCATACATTCTTAACTGGTTGTAGAAAACAAAAAGGTTTTGGGGCAAGTGATGTAATTGGCTAACATGCTTCCTTTGCAAGGAAGAATTAAGGGTTCAAGTCCCTCTTGCTCCACATTAACTATAGTGATAGTTAAGTTGATAATGTGAATTATTAACTCTAAATTATATTGATATGAAAAAGATTTTATCTTTAATTAAGAAAGGTGTAAATGCTTATTTAAATGCTTTGGCTAAGTGTCATTACACACCTTCAGGAACTATTCCAATAGGAATCTAGTTCCTTTGATGTAGAGTTGATAATATAATATATTTGGGTCCTTAGCTCAATTGGTTAGAGCAATTGACTGTTAATCAATAGGTTGTGGGTTCGAGTCCCACAGGTCCCGCAGAAATAGGTAGATAGTTTAATGGTAAAACCCTAGTCTCCAAAACTAGAAGATGTGAGTTCGAGTCTTACTCTATCTGCAATGGGAAAGTAGCAAAGATGGTCTATGCAGAGGACTGAAAATCCTTGGATGTAAGTTCGATTCTTACCTTTCCCACATAAGGGTATATAACTCAATTGGTTAGAGTACTTGACTGATATTCAAGAAGTTATAGGTTCAAGTCCTGTTATACCCACTGTGTTAGTAGCTCAATTGGCAGAGCAAAGGTTTGTGGTTCCTTAGGCTGTGGGTTCAAATCCCATCTAACACCCCAATATACTCACATAGCTCAATTGGTCAGAGCAGAAATTTTATACATTCAAGGTTAGGGGTTCAAGTCCCTTTGTGAGTACCAATAGGATAGTGATAAATAATAGTGGAATTGGTATACCAAGGGTTCTATAAAAGATGACTACAGGTGAAAGTACCTGTGTGTAGGTTCGACTCCTACCTATCATATTATCTTGGAGTACCTGAGTGGTTTAAGGGCACAGACTGCAAATCTGATGATTCGTGGGTTCAAATCCCACCTCCAAGTCTTAAGTTATGTGTTACATATATAAACTCATAAAGAATAATACAGGAGTTAGTTCAAAGAACTTCTTCTTAGTGACAGTTACCTTAATAGGTTTAATCCTATTATTAGTTCCTGCTATACTCCTTATAATAGAAGTATGTTATAATCATACTATACAGACAGACCTTAATGGTCTTGCTGCTTATATAGGTGCTGTTGCTGGAGTATTTGCATCAGCAGGTATTACTAAATCATGGTCTGAAAAATATGAAAATAAAAACTAAAAGAAAATACTAGATATTTTCATCTAGTACTAAAGAATCTATAAATAATAAAAAATATTCATGCCTAAGTGGTGAAATAGGTAAACACAAGGGACTTAAAATCCCTCGGTCAGAAATGACTTTGTGGGTTCAAATCCCACCTTAGGTACTCTAGCAGCTCTTGAAGGGTGTAGAAAAGTATAGACTTACTAGACTATTTAGACAATCTGCTAATGCTTCCTTAGTTCAATGGATAGAACAAGACACTTCTAATGTTTAGATGAAAGTTCGATTCTTTCAGGAAGTACACAATAAAGCTATAAATTCTAGAATAATGTAGCAACGTAACTCTTAGGGTTTCTGAGTATTAATAATACTTGTAGAGTAAGACTAGTCCCTTTTGGATGTCGTAGAATCCACCTTATAGCCGAGGGAGTTGGCTATATACCCTCTTGATGGAATGGTAGACATAAAGGTCTTAGAAGCCTTGACCATAATGGTGTAAGAGTTCGAGTCTCTTAGGGGGTACTAAAAATAATTATAAAAAAGTTGCTGAAAAGTTTGGTAGTTTCAAATAAATTACTTACCTTTGCAACTGTTAAAGATGGTCTTTTAGTATAAAGGTTTAGTATCCTTGCTTTGTAACCAAGGGGTGTAAGTTCGAGTCTTACAAGGACCTCTACTATAAAATAGATGTGTAGATTAATGCGGTAATATCTATACACTCTATGCCTACTAGAGAACTATTTTATAGTTTATTGTAGGCTATATACAGGGATGTTAGCAGTGGTAGCTAGTTAGCCTCATAAGCTAAAGGTCGTGGGTTCGACTCCCACTCCCTGAACTAATATAAATAATATGATGCAAATATTAAATGCACTTAATCTAAGACAACTTGTAAAACAAGCAAATGATTTAGGCATAACTAAGGAAGAGGTAGTAACTATCCAACAATCTCAAGGACAGTTCTACTTAGTATATTATAGTAAAGAATAATACTATGGCAGATAATAATGAGTTCAATAATGAACCTGTCTTTTATTGTAAGCACTGTCTATCATTAAAAATAAAGTCAGTTCCTGGTATGGAAGAACTAGATTATTGTGATGATTGTGGTGCTACAGATATTGGTAAGACTGATATAGATACATGGAGACAGATGTATAGAGACAAGTTTGGTTTTGATTATTTAGATAAATTTTAATATGGAAGAGACAAAAATGACAGTAGAGCAGGTTAAAGCTGCTGCAAATGAACAAATTAGTATCCTGTATCAGAAGTTGCAGGAGGCTAATCTAGCTAACACTTTCAAGAGACTTGACTATCTATTTAAGATAGTTGAAGGTAATTTTAGTGAGGAATTGAAGACTAAAGCAAGAGTGGAGATTGACCATATTGTATTTGGTTATCCTCAGGAAGATAAGAAAGAGGAGTAAACAATGGTTGGGAAAGTTAATAATGTTATAGGACTTTCCCAATCACCATTAGGTGATGAGTTCTTTAAGTACTGGTTTATATTCTTAAGACCTCTACATCATCTTACTGATAGGGAGATAGATGTTATAGCCTCATTCACTAAGCATAGATATGAATTATCAAAAGTAATTACTGATAGTTCATTATTAGATACAGTGCTCATGAGTGAAGAAACTAAAAGAAAGGTTAGAGAAGACTGTAATATAACATTGGCACACTTTCAAGTTATAATGGGTAAATTGAGGAAGAATAAAGTTATCATAGATAATAAGATTAATCCTAAGTTAATACCTAATATAAGTGAAGATTCAAAGAGCTTACAACTTCTAGTTATATTTCCTATAAAATGAAAAAAGACATTATCTTAAGTGTCTCCAAGGACTTAGGAATATCACCTGATGTTGTTGAGAAAGTATATAAAGCTTATTGGTTGTATATTAAAACAACCATAGAAGCTTTACCTCTGAAGGAAGACCTTACAGAGGAAGAGTTATCTAAGTTAAGGACTAATTTCAATATCCCTTCACTAGGGAAATTAAGTTGCACTTTGGATAAATACAAAGGAACTAAGAGTAGATTCAAATTAATAGAGAAGTTTAGAAATGCTGAAAATAAATAGTATTAAACCACTGTTTAATAAGATAGTAACTACTTGTGATACCTATGAGTCTGATAAGACAAAGGGTAGTATTATTGTTAAAACAGATGGTACAATTAAGGAGTATCAAAGAGTTGAGGCAATTGGTTCAACTGTAAGAGATGTAAAGGTTGGAGACCTTGTACTTATTAATCCTAAGAGGTACATTGTACCTCAACATAATGAGAAAAGAGATGAATCTTTAAAGGGTGTTATTGGTGATGAACTAACTATGGGTGTAAACTTTCCTATGGTTGAGTATGGTGGTAAGAAACATCTGCTTATTTATGACCAAGACATTGACTATATTATTGATGGAGAGGAAGTTAAAGATGAGCAGCCTAAGTCCTCATTGATACTCCCAGAGGACAAGAAAGTTATTGTTTAACATAAAGCTCATGATTAAATTCATGAGCTTTTTTAGTATATAGAAATATGAAATTATTTAAATATGAAGGATATAAA